CCTGTGGTAGTATCAAATGATAAAACGTTACGTGTCGGGGACGCATAACTTGGATCGAGTTGGATCGCGTTCACGACGAATAAATTCGATTTCGTTGTACTCGTTGATTTAAGTGTGATTTTATTTACAAAATCGATGTTTGAAGTTATTTCAATACCAGTTGTTGCATTTGAAAACCGGACGACGTTTGATGTCACGTTACCTTCATCGACAACACTCGCTAACGTTGGTGTCGCCGTTTGTATACCCGAAAGTTGGGAACCGTCACCAAAAAAGTAACTTGCCTCAACGTTACCATATACATTCAAAGTGAAATCTTGACCTTGTTTTATAGTTATATCAGAATCACCTGCGTGATTATCGGTAAAACCTATAGCAAACTCCGTTCTAGTTTGGTCGTACCCTACGTATACATTATCTGTATCAGATGGGCGTGCAAGTAATAAACCGGAATCGACTGACGCTGATGCATCGCCAAGTTGAATGATTGGATCTTGAACAATAAGATTTTGTGTGTTTACGGTTGTTGTTGTACCACCTACGAGTAAATTACCTGTAATTTCTGTGTCCCCTTCGACGCGTAATTCATAATCACCGAGACTGGGTGTACCTGTACCTACATAAATAGTGGAAGCACTTATAGTGTTTGCACCCTTGATAGTACCATACATTCCGTTTGTAGCAACGACATTATCAGAGACAACATTACCATAAAGTGTAATTGCATTCACATTATCCCCCGAGACATTACCATAAAGTGTAATTGCATTCACGTTATCAGAGACAACATTACCATTCAAAGTAATCACGTCTACATTATTACCAACAACGTTACCATTCAAGGTAATCACATCTACATTATTACCAACAACGTTACCATAAAGTGTAATTGTATTCACATTATCCCCCGAGACATTACCATTCAAAGTAATCACACTTACATTATCTCCCGAGACGTTACCATAAAGTGTAATTGCATTCACATTATCCCCCGAGACATTACCATTCAAAGTAATTACACTTACATTATCCCCCGAGACATTACCATAAAGTGTAATCGCATTCACATTATCCCCGGCAACGTTACCATTCAAAGTAATCACGTCTACATTATTACCAATAACGTTACCATTCAAAGTAATCGCATCTACATTATTACCAATAACATTACCATTCAAAGTAATCGCATCTACATTATTACCAACAACATTACCATTCAAAGTAATTGCCGTCAAATCACCGTGTACCACAGTTAAGTTATTTTGAACTAATGTATTACCTAGTATATCAAAGGTAATTACATGGTCAGGGTCTTGGTAATGCAAAATATGATCATCTGTAAATGTATTTTGTGTATACCCTAACGAAAACCTATGTTCATCTGCATGGTAAATTAAAGCAATATTGGCATAATCACCATCATCTTTGTGTTCCATCAAAATACCCATATCGAGGTTATGAACTGCATTATTTGCACCCAAACCAAAAATTCTATCTTGTATAACAACATTATTTGATGAAAAAGTTGTTGCGTTACCAGTAAACGTTAAATTACCAGTAAATTCGGCTTCTGCTGCATCTATAACATATTTACCACCTGCTGTTACATATGCAGGTGATTTAATAAGATTACCTGTAGTTTTATCAGCCATTGTTAGATAATTGTTTGTTGGATCCGTTAAACCAGAAATAAAAATATTACTTCCAATGTGAACGTTACCACTCGATATGAAACCGGTTGTTGCGTGCGTTGATTGTATGGTATTTTGCGTCGAGTTACTCCACGACGTAACCATATCCAAAGTTTGGTTATTTGCACTCAAATTTGAAGCGAGTATCTTTTTGAGTTCATTACCTGTGCTGTTTACGTAGACGTAAGTTGGCTGTGCATAAACTTCCTCTGCGTTCGGAATATCATTCGAACGACCAACACCCGTAACAAGAATTTTCTCACCGGATTTAACAACTATACCAACGTTTTGTATTTTATCCGTGTTATTAAATGGGACTGTATTCATTAACCCACCGGGTGTGGTGTTACTTACATAAAGTATTTCACCTTTTTGAAAATTCGTGTCAAACGTCATACCAAACGTACCAAAAGTAACGACGTGTCCGTTATTGTTTTGGTTTATAGAACCATCCATAACAATACCTATAGCAGGCATGGTTGAAGCACTCGATGAATCCGCTTTTCTTACTTCGGGTGTATCTCCCGAACCATCGTGTATATAAACAACATCACCTTTTGAAAGTGCTTCACCCGCTTTTACTTCTATGGAAGTAAAATCTATATAATCGTCTATCCAGTTCCCATCGATATAAAGTAAACTTTTATGGTCGTTTGGATCCGTTATGATGACATTCGATAATTGATTTAACTTAACTTCGACGTTAGACGTAAGATCTGTCGTAAACGCCGTGTGTGCGTTTGTAAACAGAACCGTATTTGATGTCGTATTACCCGCATCCGTAACTTGTTGAAGAGTGACGTTCGAGAGAATACCACCGTCACCTTTAAAGAACCCGGACGTTGTTTCTATATTATTTGTTACGTATACATTATCTGCAATGACATTGCCATAAAGTGTAATCACGTCTACATTATTACCAATAACATTACCCGTTAAAGTAACAACATCTACATTATTACCAATAACGTTACCGTTTAGTGTAATGGCTGTTAGTTCACCCGATGTAAGTGTTATATTATTCTGTGCTATTATGTTACCGTAGACGTGTAAATCTATTACGTTCGCCAAATCGGGTGTGATTTCGGTATCTAAAGAATTGTTTAGTGTGTAGCCGATCATTATTTCTTTTTCGTCGCCTCTAAAAGTTACAGTTGGACTCGCATTACTGTTGGGTTGTTTCATGATAATACCAATATCTGTCGATGTTTCAGTGTTATTGTTTGCGAGACTTATAACGGCATCTCCGAAAGTTGTATTTATTGTATCAATTGTTGTTGTCGTACCTTCGACGAGGAGGTTACCTTTTACGTGTGCATCTTTTTGTACGGTAATATAGTCTGTTTTTGTGTAATTCGATACGTTTACGTTCCCCGTAACTTCGACGACGTTTGACCCTAGTGTATCTATAATAACATTCGAACCAATCAAAGCTTTTCTCGAAGTAAACGTGTTCCCCGTAACTTCGATGACGTTAGATCCTAGTGTATCCATAACAAGGTTCGACCCAACTAATGCTTTTCTCGAAGTATACGTATTGCCCGTAACTTCGACGACGTTAGATCCTAGTGTATCCATAACAAGGTTAGACCCAACTAAAGCTTTTCTCGAGGTATACGTATTCCCAGTAACTTCGACAACATTAGATCCTAAAGTATCTATAGTAACATTCGACCCAATCAAAGCTTTTCTCGAGGTAAATGTGTTCCCCGTAACTTCGACGACGTTTGACCCTAACGTATCTATAGTAACATTCGACCCAATCAAAGCTTTTCTCGAGGTAAATGTATTCCCCGTAACTTCAACGACGTTAGACCCTAGTGTATCCATAACAAGGTTAGACCCAACCAAAGCTTTTCTTGAGGTATACGTGTTCCCCGTAACTTCAACGACATTAGACCCTAACGTATCTATAGTAACATTTGACCCAATTAATGCTTTTCTCGATGTGAACGTATTACCGGTCACAACTAATATATTTGAACCTATATCGTCTACGAATAAGTTCGAACCAACATCTAACGTGTGTATACCATGCGTATTCTGTATACCAACATTACCGTTCGTGATCAAAGCTGGGCCATTTGCATAGTTAAACTCAACTGTTCTAGAAGCGGTTGTATTACCTTGTAAAACGATATTGTTTAAATTCAAGTTTGAAAGAAAATAGCTATCACCATGGTAAAATGCCGCACTTACGTTACCCGTGGTACTAAATGCGTTTATGGATGCAGTTGGGTTTTGTAAAAACGTAGTCGAACCTAAACTTAACCCCGTTATAGTTGGATTGTTATTAGCAATACCAATATGATCTAATGTAATCGAATCTGTATCTATTCTACCCGAAACCTGAATTTGATTAGTTACACTAGAATCTATTAAAACAGAAGGACCCACGCGTACTTCACCTCCTTCAGTTACATGAAATTGTGAACCTACATCGAGTGCGTGTGTAGGACTTGTATTATGTATACCGACATTACCAGTTGTTACAAACGCGGTCGTATCATTTATAAAACGAACCGTATTTGATGTAACGTTATCATTATTCGTCGCGTATTGTAAATTAATCGAGAAAAGATCAACCGCGGGTACATTCGAATCTATAATTTCCTTGGTTTCTGTGTTATACGTTAACATGGTTATATCCCTGGATGTTATATCATCTTCTTGACGAAGTGGTGTCATGTAAATACTCCCTGAACCTGATGTATCTATAGCTGTATTTGAAGCATTGAATACGATCGTGTTTTCGCCCTGGTCGTCCGTAGCGTGTTTACCAAACCGGATTTTGGTAGACCGCTCGATGGTCGGTATGTTTTTAACCATTTAATATAGGTACGTATTTTAATTTGCGTAAATGAGGCCGGCCATACCATTTTCTATACGAAGTATGTTATAGTTTACGGCATATATAGGATCATTTATGACCATGGTCTGGCTAACCACCTTTGCTGAATCTAAACGACTAAAATTGAGTGTTCCCGTCGGCTGGAGTGAACTTGTTGATAAACAAAAACAGTATAAGAAGAAATCTGGTGATGTGACGAAATTTGTATGGTAATAGTTCATAACATCTATGAAATGCGGTTTCGCCCATTTAAAATTACCAATATCTAACCCGTTTATTTCGATTTTAATTTTATTTGTTGTAGACGTTAAAGCACCTTCAGTTGTTGTATCTGAAGATGCAATATACTTAACTGGGTGGTTAAACGTCAATTCTTGAACTAATTCATTGGATGGAATACTTTTTTGAACCTGTGTAATAATTAAATCATGGTTACGGGAAACGAGATTACCGCGTTCTTCATTGTCTAAATAATAATAGTTTGAATAACATTCAAAGTTATAGTTACCTGCATCCGGGCCCCAGTATATACGTAATTCTACGTTATGGTAATGTAAAGAGACTATGGGTAAAGCACACTGTGGACCTTCACAAAAAAAGAATCTAAATGGATAAAAATACGAGCGTGCGCTTACACCTGGGTGTGTACCTATAGCACTTTTTGATACGTTCGTTGCAAATGTATCAATAGCTATTTTTTCGGTAAAGATGGCATCTTGTGTATCTATGACCTGACCACCAATAAGAAGTTCGACTTTATCGATAAGTGTATCCCAGCGTTGAATATCGAGTGCTTGTGCGTTATTATCTATAGTAAGGTACGTATACCCTAATAAATCCCCTGTTCGGTCAAACCGAATAGATGACATGGAATTACCTTTCACAGCCCCTTGTATTGTCTGTTGTTCGACGGACTGTGAAAAGTTAGAATGCCTTTTAAACGTTGATGTAAAAAAAGATATTTCTGGTTCACCCATAATGTATTCATCTTGAGCACCTATGGCGATGAGTTGAACAATACCAGAAGACATTTATAATAAGAAAAGTTTAAAAATATGCGTTATTTACTGCCCTGTAACGAATGGTAAATTTTTTTGTTTACATACGAATTTAAAAATAAAAAAGTTATCATCTGTACCCTGTATAGTATTACCATCTTGGTTAAATAATGTAAATGTTAATCGGTCTATTTTTCGTATAGGTGTTGAATATTGTTGAACGACTGGGTAGTTATCTTTGAAAATAATTTGCGATACTGTGCCACCACCACTTATCAAACTTCCAAATGAGTTGTTTACTTTAGATATAACTTCCTGATTTTCATACCCATAAATATTTGATGTTCTTTGTGAATAATTCGTATCGAGTTCGTTCACAGAAATATAACAAACGTTAGAATTTGTAGTTGTAATTTGTGCAGCTACAAGTCTCGCCTGAACAATATTTTCTAGTGTTTGTTGAAGATGAACAGTAAACGTATTCTTACTTAACTGACCTATAGTATCAACTGTAATCGTATGATACTCGTGTTCGAAATCAGGTAAAGATGACTGACTAGTCACTAAAGCCATTTATATATACCGGAGATTTTACTTCATCTTATAACCCGCTTGTTCCTGGACGAGTTTTTGGCCGTTGCATACACCACCAACACTATTCGAATAGTAAGCGGTTTTCAAACATTCTTCCGATGATGGAATGTCAAACAACGAACCCGTGTTTACAGTTTCGATTTCAATTTCTTTGCCCTGGTATCCACTGGTACGAAACATCGTGAGGACACACAAAAGGAGTACGACTATAAGCATAGCTCGAAGAGTATTTTTGTTAGTGGAGTTAAGTTTCATTTATATTGAAACAACATTTTTTATAAAGTGCGTTAAAGAGAATAGAATAGTTTCAATATAAAGAGTAATGGACGGAGAGATTATTCTTGATCGTAGAGATACAAATATCATGAAACTTGATGATAACGAACAGGCTTTGATGAATGAAATAGAGATTGAAGTTCCTAGATCTCAGCCTGTGAAAAAACAAATTACGCGTATGAAGACGCAGTTTACGCCACCTCAACCACAGGTGTTTCAGGAAGACATGGATTCATTTGTTAATCCAAACAAACAAACACCCCAGTCGGCACCGGCTATTCAGGAAGAACCAGTCGACTATGGTGAATACGAAGATGACGAACCTGAGATGGACTACGGGGGAGGAGGTGGTGGGTATGCCATGGAGGAAGAAGAAAAACCATCCCCTGGTTTTAAAACAATAGACGAAGAGAAAGCCGATTTAGTTAATAAACTCGGACGTTTGGAAAAAAAGGGGTTTACTGTAAACAAGCGTTTGAATGTTTATTCCCCTATAGATGAACTTAGAAACGAAGTTAAGCGAATTACATATAGTATAGATGTCGATAAATCAATTAAGTTTTCGAGACGTATGCTTATCGCGTGTACGACAGGTCTTGAATTTTTAAATAAGAAGTATAACCCATTTGAGATTCAACTCGATGGATGGTCTGAAAATGTTATGGAAAACGTCGACGATTACGATGAGGTTTTCGAGGAGTTATACGTGAAGTATAGAACAAAAATGCACGTTGCACCAGAAATCAAACTTATTATGATGCTTGGTGGTTCGGCGATGATGTTCCATTTAACGAATAGTATGTTTAAATCCGTCATGCCAAACATGAATGACGTGATTAAACAAAATCCGGGACTCGTTCAGAACATGATGACCGCGGTTCAGAATACGGTTCCAAAATCTCAGCAACAACAAACACCTGAAACCGGTGAACGACGCGAAATGCAGGGACCCGGTTTCGACATTTCGAGTCTTATGGGTAACATTATGATGCCACCAACACCACCTATGAATACGACGAGTATTGCACCACAGGAACCACCGAGTGTAGACGACGATGACGACGACGTTTCGGATATAGCTGAAGCTCCAACGGAAGAAGGTGAAGGTGAAGACGGCGACGTTCGTGAAGTGAAAGTTTCTCAGACCAAGGGTAAACGCGGGCGAAAGAAAAAGTCAGTCGAAATTAATTTGTAAAATATAGTATAAATGATAGGTTATTGTCCCTTAGACGAAGATCCTATTGAAAGACCGAGGCCTTCACAACAGGTATCAGTCCCAGTCCAGGAGAATCGTAAAAATTCTACTGGTAGAGAAGAAGATACCGAGTGTAATTACGTCGTGTTGTTTTTCATTGCGGGTGTTGTAGCTCTCGCGATAATGGATTCGCTTCCGAGAAAGTAAAAGTAAAAAAACTTTCTACCATTGTGACTTTTTCCAGAATGGTAAAAATGGGTTCTTTATATTATATTATATAAATAAATGTCGGTTGGTTCTTCACCGGATTTATATAATATATTAAACACTATACTTCAAGATACGGCGCCTCATAGTATGTCTGAGTTGTATAATATAACTTTTACAGATGGAAGTTCATCAGTTTCGTCCGGTGAAATAAGTTTGCTTAGTTTTAAGGATAAAATTATTTTTCTTGCCGTTTTGTTGGTATCTAAAGGTCTAACTGGTAGTCAGGGTTATACAATGAATACAATCGTACCAACTAAAGATATGTATCAAACGAGTGGACGGACAATTCCAAGTGGGTATAATCCCTCTTCGGGGTCTCTAACCCCATCTGGTAACCGGTACTATTGGAATGACTGGTCTGGTGATAGATTTGATGGGTGGGGTGACTTTTACATCTATAATCCATCGACGAACTCGGCGACTTACATATCATTTGCTAGTATGAATGGTCCAGATGGAACTGTCTATACCGAAACGCAGACGCATCACAGTAAAACATTTACTATAAAGCATGGTTGGGTCGCCCAAGGTATATTTAAACTTGATGTTCAATGTAATGATACTAGTTTTGAGTTTTCTATTGGTACGTATGGTAATATGGGTTCTGATTCAAGTACACAGAATACAGATAGACAATATTCTGCGTCTTGGGGTACATTAAGTTATAATTATAACAGTCAAAGTGGTACAAGTGAATGGTTCTATTCACATTGTATTCCCAAAGTAAAAGCTTTTAACGATGGTATTACTTTATCGAGAGGTACTTTTACATCAAACTTTAAAACTAGTGTATATAGTAATGACAACCTCGCGTTGTGGACAGAATCACTCACGGTGGGTGCAACGTTTTATTTTGTGAAGGGTTCTAATAGTTCAAGTGGTGCAATGTATGACTGGGTAGCAAATGATATCCAAATGAGGTGACAAATCTAGGCATTTTGGGCAAAAAAAAACGTTGTTTTCTTCTTTCTCGTCTCTAGCTTACACTCTCACCTATTTTCATCTTTGAGTTTTAAAATTTATGTCTCGACCTCGAGCCACAGGGCTCTTTTCGAGCGAAGGTGGACCTATAAATGCTATTCTAAATGATTTTATTAGCGTTTAAATTTTAGTTTTTTGTGGTTCATCTTCTGTTACAATATCTAGTGTATCAGTATTTAAAGTTTTAGACGATTTGACTTAATTTATTTTCAAGTGCTTTTATTTTCGAGTTAAGTTCTTTTATAGCTTCTACAAATATACCTGCCATGTTCCCGTAAGCTATACCGTATCCAGTTTTTTCTGTGCCAGATACAGCTTCCGGTAACACTTCGAGTAATTCCTGAGCAACTAAACCCGTGTATGCTATACCATCTTTTTCATACGTGTACCCATTTATTTTTTCTATTTTAGAAACTGGATCTTCTATAGTTTTAAGATTTTTCTTATTTCTAACGTCTGAATATGCAGTAACGTTTCCAGTTGCATATATATCGCCTATTACGTGTAAGGGGTGGGCTGGTGACGATGTTCCTATACCAACATTACCATTATTATAGTATATATCTGAGCCTGAGGTTGTCCATACACCACCTCCACCTCCACCAGAAACTGTTGTCCACGTTGGTGCACTACCCGCTCCACTCGACGTGAGCACCTGACCAGATGTACCTACACTACCATTTACACTTAATTCACCCGTAAAGTTTATATCACCCGCAACATCTAAATGGTATGCTGGGTTTGTAATTCCTATACCGATGTTCCCAATATTATAATATATATCTATCGACTTATTAAATTTTAATTCACCAATTATCACGGAACCAGGACCAGGATTTTGTCCACCGCCAGTTCTTTCAACACATATTCTAAAATATGAATACGCGACTGATGTACTAAACGAGATAGTTGTATATTGTCCGTCGGTATATGTTTGTCCCGTAAAGCTATGTATTAAACTCCACGTCGAACCATCCGTACTTCCCAAAATTTTACCCTCGGTCGGAGCGTGTGAACTTCTAGTATCCTGAGGTGCAATTTTTATTGAATCTATGGCTATACTCGTTGGAACCTGTAACTGTATCCACTCGCCATATACGGTTGTACTCCCGTTATATGTTGTCGAAAAATTACCAGTATAAGTTCCAGTCGGAGACCCTGTATAATACCAGTCTGCACCCGTCCATCCCTCCTGCCCTATGACATTATTAAATGCGGTATATGCGTCACCTGATATCGTAAACGAACTGGCCGATGCTACATATCCACCTGAACTTGAGGAAGTCATCGTAACAGTTGGATGTGACGCGTCTGTACCTGTTTGTGTCCAATTTGTCGTCCAAGTTGGTGCACTACCCGGTCCACTCGATGTAAGTACCTGTCCAGATGTACCCGCACTGCCACTTAAATACATGGTATCACTAAAATTTGTTGTACCATTAAAATTTGTTGTACCATTAACGTCAAGATCATAATTCGGTGCTGTAGTTCCTATACCTACGAAACCTGATATGTAGTATATGTTTGAACTTGATTGTGTCCAATAACTACTACCACCTCCACCAGAAACTGTTGTCCAATGCATTGCACCTCCACCACTCGATGTGAGTACCTGTCCACTCATACCATGGGAACCATTTACACGTAAACCGCTTGATATATTCATACCACCTAATATCGATAATCCTTCGTTGGGTGGTCCTTCGTTGTAAAAGTCGGGGCCAGTGTTATAATCTGGTACTGCCACACGGAACCTACCATCGTGTGCGATATAAATTTTAATATTACCAATAAGGTGACCATACATACCATCACCACCTAAAGTATGACTACCTGATATACTTCCATACTCACTTGCGTTAACTGCTTGATTAACTACCCCAAAATAACAAAAGCTTGGGAAATACCCTTGCATGTCTGTAACTATTTCGTTTGCGGTTAAAGATTGTAATACACCGTTTATCCATAATTGTGTACTTGCTGTACCTTGAGTGGCGCTAGTTCCAGCTGTATTATTTACTTTAACACATACGTGGTACCATACATTTTGATTAAACGTATAATTTACAGTATATTCAGCTTCCGCGAATACGTATTGAGGCTGTATACCAACCGCCTGACCGGGTGTATACACGACTTTGAATCCCGAACTTGTAATTTTATGACCGTATCCAAATGTGGTATGTCCATAAGAGGTAAATACTAATTTTCCACTCGTCCCAAATGTACTTTGTGCATAATCTTTTAACATAAACCAATATGAGACTGTATATATACCAGACAGAGCCCCGTTCGTAGTATCACCTGTAATAGGCTCTCTTGTTGCATGTATATATCCCTGTGCATACGATGTACTCGTTCCAAAATATAATCCTTTATTTACATCATCATATGTAACCGTATTGTATAATCTCATTCGGTCCTCTACAGTATAGCCACCGTCGTCTTTAGTAAAATGAGCGTTACGTTTCTTACTATCACACATTACGTAAGGTATATTTGAAGTATTTGTATTCTGAATACAAGTACTCGTCATGGTATTATAACAAGACGATAAACCATCTGTAATTAGATTTGAAGATATTGGATTGTTTATGTGAAGTTTTCCATTTTGTATACTCTGTGTACCATCTATAACCAGTCTATGGTTTATGAGAGGTGGTGCTTGTGCATTTGCATTTGCATTTTGTTTATGAAAATCGGAAGCTTCTACGGCAGCAGTATTCCCTAAATTCCAATTTTCCTTGATGATATGGTCAGCATATTCAGGTATACCTATACCTACATTACCTATACCCGTTAAGGTTAATCGAGAATAAACCGCGGAAGCTTCTTTAAGATATTTAGACCATAATTCAGCTACCGGACCCACCGCGTTGTTATAGGAACGAACATAAAGTGGGTGATTTTCAAATGTCATACCTTCTAAAATAACACTTGGTGATTTAAGGCGTATTCTGTCAGGACCCCTGGAATTAAGACCTCGAACGTGTCCAGATTTAAACAGTAAGAGTTCGGATAAATTATCATCACCAGTATATTGTGGTGTATTTATGATTTGTGACCTAAAAATACTATGTTCATCTTTAGTATTCTCAAAATTTATATAACCTGGGACGAAACCCGCATTCGAATCACTATCTATGTATGATTTATCACCACCTACACTCAAAAAACGTACTTTTAAATCACCGCCTATTGTCGTTGTCCCTAAAATTTTTATTGTAGGTGCGAATCTTGTAAATGAAAAAACTGTACGTCCTGTATATGTAGTTCGATTAACACCCGTTGGTCTATTCTCATTTCCTGTAAAATATCCATGCCACTTATATTTTGAAGAAAATAAACAAAATTCCCCGTTTTTCGACATAGATGTAGGTAATCCACCTAACGAGTATAGATTGATTGTTTCAGTATAATTTGTATAATAAAGACCATTCCAATCCAATATACAGAAACTCTTCGGAGAATCGATTGACGTCCAGCCATATAGGTCCTCCCAAGCCAATGTCTCTTCTATACTTGTGTTTCCTGTAACTATACGCGTTCCATCGTATTGCATAAATAAAAATCCAGCAAATGCATCAATTTCACCTGTAACCGGTTTACCTGTTAACCATTTATAATATGTATTATTTGTCCACTCGGCTGAAAAAAAACACTGTCTACCCGGAGCTGAAACTGCTATAAAAGTACCGTCTTTGTTTATAGCTACACTATACCCAAAAGCTGGATTAACGGGTGTTTTAGTACCACCATCGACCGCATATTTATCAGTAACATTTTTTATAGTTGTATAACCTTCTACATAGGCAGGACAATCCGTATAGTCGAATGGAAGTGATCTTTGAGTCCATGTACTCGCGATTAAAGGATCTTTTTCGTACACGTATGCTATACCATTACCATAAGCATTGGTACCATAAGGGTAATAATTACCCGGACCACCGGCTATAACAACTTGACCATCTGCTGAAAGTTTACACGAAAACCCGAAGTTATCTGAATGTGTTATAGTTTTTAAAAGTGTTGCCGAAGATCCATTTGGCCAAGACCATAACTCAATTTTATGGTCACCTGCTCTACCAACAACGAATAACGAATCATCATCACTTGCCACGTCTACATCTGAACCGTAATGTATAGTACCAGGATCAGAAGTTCCTAAATAACTATTACTATTCCACCCGTTTGAACGCTGAGTCCATGACGTTCTAGAATTATTCTGTGCATCAAATACATAAGCTCTATTATCTCCCGGTGCACTTACTATAATAGTATCCCCCGGTGAATCCATGGCGATTTTAAATCCAAATAAACTATTTGAGTTTCCTGGATTGGAAATTGTCGTTGCGTATTTAGTTGTGTACGAATTACTTGTATAAACTAAAACCCTATCAGATGAACCGATCGCAAAAACTGTACCTTTATTATTTTGACACGAAGATATACCAAAATTAGTTGTACCAATAGCGTTTGCATCTGTTAAATTATCATAATGTTCTGGAATAAGCTGGCTGACTAATTCCTGTGTAGCCATTTTACTAATATAATAAATAAATTAAAAAAAGAAAATTAAAACGGGTCACCGTTTATGGATTGTTTAAGACTTGACTGTTGTCCAAAATTTATAATCGTGTTATTTCTTTCACTTGTAATATTAATACCAGTTATGTTACGCCCATTTCCTCTAAAACCGCCTTCCGATGAAGTGTAAATATCACCCGCGACTGATAATTTATAATTAGGGTTTGTATTAGATATACCAACGTTACCCGTTGTATAATATATATTTAAACTTGACTGTGTCCAATAACTACTACCACCACCTCCACCAGAAACTGTTGTCCACGTTGGTGCACTACCTGGTCCAGTCGATGTAAGTACTTGACCAGATAAACCTGCACTACCATTTGTATATATTGCGTTTGTAAAGTTTGATGTACCTGCGACGTGGAGTTTATAATTTGGATTTGTTGTTCCTATACCAACGTTACCATTAGTATAGTATATAGATGAACCTGACTGTGTCCAATAACTACTACTAACTGTTGTCCACGTTGGCGCACTACCCGGTCCACTCGACGTGAGCACCTGACCAGATGTACCTACACTACCATTTACACTTAATTCACCTGTAAAGTTTATATCACCCGCAACATCTAAATGGTATGCTGGGTTTGTAATTCCTATACCGATGTTCCCAGTATTATAATATATGCTCGATCCCGATGTTGTCCAATAACTACTACTAACTGTTGTCCACGTTGGCGCACTACCCGCTCCACTCGACGTGAGCACCTGTCCAGATGTACCTACACTACCATTTACACTTAATTCACCCGTAAAGTTTGACGTACCTGCGACGTGAAGTTTATAGTTTGGATTTGTTGTTCCTATACCAACGTTACCATTATTATAGTGTACATTCGTACCTGAAGTTGACCATACAGTACTACTAGTACTACCACCAGAAACTGATGTCCAAGTTGGTGCACTACCCGCTCCACTCGATGTAAGTACTTGACCAGATGTACCTACACTACCATTTACACGCAATTCACCTGTACTGAGTATTGCTAATCTTTCTGAATCTGATATACTAAAGGTAAGGTTATTATTACCTAAAGCTGATAAACCTCGTGATTTTATAAAACCGTCGGCTATTATGACTTGATCCGGTGGACCTTCGTTGTATAGATCAGTGGCCGTGTTATAATCCGGTACAACTCTCTTACCTGCGTAACTACTACCATCGGTAGCTATATAATGTTTAAAGTTACCAATTGCATAATCACTTGTACCCGGATACCCTGTTTGAAAACCTGCACCTCCAGGTATGTTACCAAAATATGCATCGTCCATAAAAGTTACGTAATAGCGAGTTATGGTACCATAAACAACAGTATCCCATAAATCAGTGACACCTACTCCTTGTGCAGTTAGAGTTTGTGATATACCATTTATCCATAGTTGTGTGGTCGCCGTACCACCATTACCCGGTGTATTATCGTATTTAACGCATATATGATACCATTTGTTCTGATCAAATGTGTAGGATGTTAAATACGTACCATAACTTGGTGCGTTTGTATATTTTATCATAAAACTCGAAGATGTAACTATATGGGAGATACTATCACTAACGCCAGCGTCTGGGTTTTTTTGACCAAATATCATATTATTGAAAGAGGTCTGTGATTTTAGTGGCATAAACCAATATGATATTGTATTTATACCTTGGTTAACAACTCCTAGTTGATCACCGGTTATAGGGCAATATACTGACATAAGTCTACCGTTTGCATAATCAATATGACTTGAATTAAAAACTAAAGCTTTATAGGTATCATTATACGCCGACCCTCCTGAACTTAATGTTAAATTTAATTGGTATCTATGCTTTGTCGCAGTGTAAGTTTTATTATAAAATTGCCACCACGGATTTCTTTCGTGTGCTTCATTTTTACAATAAGTAGTACCAGTTTCCTCGAAAAAACATTGTTTAGACATGGTATTGTAATGTGTAGATAAACCATCAACTATTACATTAGACGATTCATAACTGTTTATAAAAAGTTTTCCGCCTTGTATATCTTGTGACCCTGCAACTACAAGTCTATGATTGATAAGAGGATCTGCGTGTGTATTTGGGTTTTCGTGAGTTTTATCCAATCTTTTATCGGGGTATAATGTAGTTATATCTAATCCAGCATTTTCTTTGATATCAGTATCATCAAATTCGGGTACGCCTATACCAACGTTACCTAAACCTGTTAATGTTAATCTATTATAAATTCCACTTGCTTCTTTTAATGTTTTAGCAAAATCCTGACCTGCAGGGGACCATACCTGTCTACGTGCGTCCACTCCTGTGGGATTATTTTCAAATACCATACCCTCTAAACATATTGTTGGTGCTTTTATCCGTATTCTATCTGGACCATGTGTATTAGATCCTCTTACATGCCCCGATTTGTATATTAATAATTCAGTTTTATGAATGTCACCCGTATATCGTGATGTGTTTTGTATGGATGATTCGAATAAACCATTTTCCGTGACTGGATCATTAAAAATGAGTTTTCCGGGGGTAGTATTCGCATCTAGATAAGATGTGTCACCACCCAATGTTAAACTTGTACAGTCTAGATCACCACCTAAACTTGTTTTTCCTAACATTTTTATCGTTGGTGGGAACCGTTTAAATGTAAATACAGTTGAACCAGTTGACCAACTACGATCTGAACCTGTTTGTCTATTTGCGTTTGCGTATAACGTTCCATAATAATATAAAGCCGAAAAGATTACAAATTCACCATTTTTTGATATTGATGTAGGTAAACCACCAAATTCTTTACTTTCTGAATCTTCATGGAAATTAACCCAGTTTTTACCGTTCCAATCCATTAAATTATATGAACTTGGACCCGCACCATTCCCATTATTACCAGGACTTCCTTGGGATACGATTTGCCAAGCAACTGTAGTCGGGTCATCATAATCCCAATATACGGTATCTTCCACAAACCCATTACCAATTACAATACGCGTACCATCGTAATTCATGTGTAAAGTAGCTCCGAACCCTATTGATGTATTTACTATTGGTTTTTCGGTCATAAAAACATATTGTAGAGCTGATGAAGTCGACGTTTGTTCCCATTTTGCACTAAAAAAACATTGTCTACCCGGAGCTGAAGCAGCTATTATACTACCGTCTTTGTTTATAGCAACACTGTGTCCAAATGCAGGTAGTGTGCGTATTTTTGTTCCTCCATTTTCTACAGATGTATTGGTAACTCTCTTAATATTTGAAAATTCGGAGGATTGTGTTTCGACATAGTCGGGGAATGGTATATTTTGAGTTCCCCATGGCATGGCACGTGTGTTCCACATCCCAAACCCTGTTGCAGGTTCTTCGTATACATATACTATACCAGATTCATACATGGCAGTACTAGATGTTTGTACTGATGGATTAAACGCTCCAGGTGCACCAATTATAGCAACTTTACCATCTCCAGATAATTTACACGAATACCCAAATGCATGATTACCACTTAATATAGTAAGAGTGGTTATTGCCGAGTCTTTGGGCCAGCTTACAATTTCAACTTTGGGGTATTGACCCGGATTTCCAATAATAAATCTAGTATCATCATCATCAGCTACATCTACAGATGCACCAAAAAGATCCGGAGATTGAGGCGAAATATAACTTGGTGATCCAAAATTATTTTTACGTTGTGTCCAATTTTGTCTATTTTTATCGATTGTATCAAAGACATAAGCCCTGTTATTTCCTCGTGAACCTATTATCAAAGTATCACCTGCTGCATCTATAGCAATTGTAGATCCAAAATATGTTACACTACTAGGGTTTCCTTCGGGATCACTTATTATTGATCGAAATGTAGTACTTGTTGCATTGGATGTATATACAAATACTTTTCTATTAGCACCGATTGCAAATACAGTACCTGTATTATTTATAGCTGAACACCAACCAAAAGTGCTGTCGGTAATCATAGATGCACCGGCCATAGTCAAGTTATCATATTCTGAAGGGTAAAGTTGAGGTACAAGTTCTCCAGACATTCTAATATATCAGTATATATTTAATTAATCTGGATTATCGTAAGCACTTTGTGTTTTACTACCTATACCAAAATTTATAATCGTATTATTTCTTTCTCCTTGGATAGATATACCCGAAATATTACCCCCGTATCCTATGAATCCGTTTTCTGATGAAGTGTAAATATCACCCGCGACTGATAATTTATGATTAGGGTTTGTATTAGATATACCAACGTTACCCGTTGTATAATATATATTTAAACCTGACTGTGTCCAATAACTACTACCACCACCTCCACCAGAAACTGTTGTCCACGTTGGTGCACTACCTGGTCCAGTCGATGTAAGTACTTGACCAGATAAACCTACACTACCATTTGTATATATTGCGTTTGTAAAGTTTGACGTACCTGCGACGTGGAGTTTATAATTTGGATTTGTTGTTCCTATACCAACGTTACCATTAGTATAGTATATAGATGAACCTGACTGTGTCCAGTATCCCCCACCACTTCCACCTGAAGCTACTGCCCAAGATGGTAATCCCGAACTCATCGTAAGTACTTCACCGTTGTTTCCAGCGGATAATACAGAAAGAGTTGTGGGTCCAACTGCATAGAGTAAATCACCTACCGTATAACTTGTTAAACCTGTTCCACCTCGGTTTACGGGTTGAATTTCGTTTTCTAGTGTATTTATACGAGCAACGTTACTATTTAAATTTGAAGTTGTTGCGACGACATTGAAGTCTGCTGTCCATGTTACTGCAGAAGACCCGTTGTAATTTCCACCACTTAAACCGGAACCTGCGGTAATACTATACGGACTTGCTGAACCAACTAGAGACACGTCTGCCCATGTAGGTATACCGTTATCATTTTTGAGAAAGTAACCTTGTGTACTTGAACTTGCCGCTAAATTTGTAAAACTTGATGTTCCATTTGCATATATTAAATCACCACTTACAAAACTTGTTAAACCCGTTCCACCCCTGTTTACAGGTTGAATTTCAGTTTCTAATGTACTTATTCTCGATGAATTACTGGTTAAATTCGTTTCTAAATTACCTATTCGAATAACATTATTTGTAAGATTATTTGTGACGGTCGTAATTCTAGTCGAATTATTGGTTAAATTCGTTTCCAAATTACCTATTCGAATACCATTATTGGTTAAATTCGTTTCTAAATTACCTATTCGAATAACATTATTTGTAAGGTTATTTGTGACGGATGTAATTCTAGTCGAATTATCGGTTAAATTCGTTTCTAAATTACCTATTCGAATACTATTATTCGTTAAATTCGTTTCCAAATTACCTATTCGAATAACATTATCTGCTAATTCTGTATTCAAAGCGATACCCGAAAGTTTTGTACCATCACCAAAATATTCAGACGCGTACACATTCGTTCCAACAACAATATTACCATATGTTTGTAAAGATGTAGCTGTATTTGTTAAAATAATTTTATTTGTACTTGTCGAATTAACGTCTGTAACCTGTTGAAGATTACCAACAGAACCACCTACACCTGGTATTCCGAATAAACCACTACCGTCACCTACGAATTTTGCGGGTGATTGCAAAATAATATCTATAGTTGCTACATTATCATTTTCTAAAGCATCTTGAAGTGTAGACGCAGTTCCACCAGCACCTTTATACTTTTGTATGTTACGACCCGTGACACAACAAGGCATTCTTATAAATACAGATGATTATTTTTAGGGTAAAACGAGGCATTTCCCTGTATTGAATACGTTGGGTTCATCATCCTTTTTCATATTTGGAATTTTAAAACCACCTTGCCTGTACACTTTGAGACGTTTATTATACATGGCATGACAAATAGACCATTGATCGAAAATATCGTAAATGTGAGGGTTGTTCTTTTTACCATGTGTTTCACGCATGATTCGTCCTATAGATTGAACGATATCAGACTTAGGTGTTGCAAGTATAACCGTATCGAGTGAAGGTATATCAAGACCTTCATGTGCTTGACTAAACGTCGCGAAAATGATTTGTTTTTTACTCGATTCGGTTAATTCAGCTTCTTTCATACCTCCCATGTACAAACCAGACGTTTTCTTGAAACTTTGGTGGAGTACTTCACAGTGGTGGCGACGATCGCTTAAGACGAGAACCTGACGCGTTCCTTTAATAATATTTTTTATAAGGTTTAGTATAACGACGTTTCTTGCGCGATCTTCGGTAAGTTCGGTAATCATAGTTGCTAATGAAAGTTTTCCGAAACGTGTACATGGTGGTGGTTCTTGGAATCGTGGACATGTATATTCAATTGGAAACACTTCGACCTGTTTTTGATTTTCACGCTCGACGGCAAAGAATGTTGGTCCCATGAACCAATGTAAAACTTTCGTGAGACCATCTTTACGTGTAGGCGTTGCCGAAAGACCAAATACGTGTTTGGGACACATTTTGAATAGGGATTGGGAAAACACTTTAGCGCATATATGGTGTGCTTCATCAACAATCAAAGTTCCTATCGTGTCAAAATCGTTAAACGAGTACTCTTTTAACGAAAGTGATTGGAGCATAGCAATGACAAAATCACACTCCGTTTCTTTTTTGTCTTGTTGGACTATACCTATGGACGCACCGGGACAAAACTGCTGGATACGTTCACGCCATTGGTTTGCTAAGAATTCTTTGTGAACAACAATCATGGTTCGGTATCCGAGTTTACACGCTATGGCCAGGGATACAGTCGTTTTACCAAACCCACACGGAAGCGAAAGAACGCCATGTCCGGCTTTGAGTGCAGCCGCCAAAGCATCGTTTTGATGGGTTTCGTCACGTAATTTTCCATTAAACTTGGTTGATATTTTAAATGGTTCGGGACGGCGATCTTCTTTTGGTGGTCCTAATTTATCTTCACCGTAAAATCGGGGTACACATATACCCGTTTTCGTTTTTCTGAATACCTTAAAGGGAGGCGGAGGAAACCCAAATTCCGTATTTACAACGGCGCGAACAGTAAGTTCGTTTTTGATTTCTTGTGTCTCTCCTGTGAGATATCCCGAACGCGTGAGTGACATTAATAAATACACACTTTTAAACTTTATGTACGTTAAAATATATTAAAGAATATTAGTACTAATATTATATAAATAATGGTTTGTATGAATATAGAAAATAATATTACAAAGATGACAGAACAGGTCGAAAAAATGCGTGAAGAAGTTTTAAGACTTGAAGGTAGTATTAGAATGTTAATGGCATTAAAAGAAGGTGGATTAAAAGAGATTGATTTACCAGATGTTAAAGATGAAGAGAAAATAACTGAAGTAAACTAATTTAGATATTTTTAATATACTTCAATACCCACGAGTATCCACTGTGTTCGTGAGCATTCCAAACACCATTAAATTGAAGTTCGGTTTGAACTAGGTCTCCTTTTACAAGTGATTGAACAGGTTTATCACCGTCTACGTTACACATGACGCGTCGGTATCTGAACGGGACTTTTACTTTTAAAACGTTACCTTCTAACGGATCGTCGAGTTTATCGGGAAAAAGTATTACATCAGACTTATTAGCATGTAAACCGAGAATATAATCACGAACTTTATTGGGAATAGTCAATTTTATATACTTTTTTTCATTGTATTCATACATGGGTTCGTAAACCGTAGCCTCAACCGAGTATGTCATAATAAACTATATAAAACTGTACCTTTTAAATAACATTTTAATCTTTTCGTGTATATGTAATTATTAATAATAAAATTACGGTAATTAGTATTATATGTGATATTAATATTGGGTGTAAAGATGGTCTCGTTTTAAATTCTTCATGACAAAATGTTCGACCAACTTCAATGGCGGCTTCGATGCTTGAATATGGTGTTTTTCTTTCGGACATCATACCACATAAAGCAACTTTAGAACATTTACCGTAAAATGGAACTTGACCGTATAAACTCAAAACACCTGATGATTGTTCAAATACCCATTTTCCATCCACCCAATTTACACCCCATCCTATACGAACATCTTTCGGTTTAGGTAATTGTAACTGTTCAATAACTTTACGTTTAAGTGTTTCGGGGTCACACGATAAAACTTCGTCCGTTAAATTGCATATAACACACGATACTGTTTTATTGTCACTCAAAACAACGGGTTGTATATTAAATTCAGTTTCCACGGCATATTCTATATCAGTTTTTGGTAAATATACTGGTATATCGTAATCAAGTAATATATTTATACAACCATATGTACTGTTACCAATTTTTTTATGTGCTTCTTTACCCCAATTTTCACCTATAAGTTTAAGAGCTTTACTATTATCTACACACAAAATGAGAAGACCGTCGTTTATTACAGATTTATTTGTAAAAAAAGCTTTATACGTATCACCTTTATACTTTACTTTTTCAAGTTCCGTGTTAAACATAAACTTTGCACCCTTTTCCAAAAGTGCATTTTGCATTTTTTCCGACATTTCTCTTCCCGAAACTTTCTGTACATATTGTCTTGAAAGACCTACGTTATCAAAACTTTTTACAAATTCAAATGCAGACATCGTTTCCCAATCTACACCGTCTATTATTAAAGGTAAAACCTGGAGTATCTTTTCGCCGCGTTCCGATAATTTACCCAATGCATTTTTGAGTGGTATTTTTCTATATTTATCTGGTTGTGATAAAACTCGTGTAGCGAGTGAAGCTAATGTTGTATAGTCTTTTAAGTTTAAATATTTGAAAATTGTAGTGTATACACGAGTATCTGCGGGTTGAAACATATCATCCCAGGATATACCCATTTCTTCAAATAAACTGTTCGTGTTTACAAAGGCATTATTAAATACAATACGATGCGCGTGTAAATCTCTTTTGGGACCTTTCGGTTCCCACCATGAACCACCTGCGGATTCTTTACGATCGTATATAATGACTTCGTGATCAGTTGACCTGAGAAGTTCCCATGCGACTGACATACCCGTTGGTCCGGCACCTATTATATGAACACGCATTTATAATAACATACGAAAAAATTATTTTTTTTATTTTCATACAAATTCATTCGAGGATAATGTTCAAATATTTATTTAAAGAATTATAATGTCAACTATAATAAGATGGTGGTGGCATGTCTCGCTAAAAATACACCTATAAGAATATTACCACAAAGGCAAAAGCAAAAGACGTGGAAGTTTGCTGCTGAGTTTTTATGGAAAAGGCAGTTTGAAAAGAATCAGGTAAAGTTTGGAAAATGGACAAAAGACCAATTGATTGAACTGGGACCTACGTTTATTAAATTGGGACAAATTGCATCAACACGGGGTGACCTTTACCCACTTGATTTTATAACTCAACTTGAATCTTTACAAGATAATGTACCACCTATCGATAAAGATTCCGTAGAAACTACGATTAAGGAACATGTCGATTTAGATGTATTTTCGAGTTTTGAGTATGAACCGTTTAAATCTGCAAGTATAGGTCAGGTTCACAAAGCTGTATTAAACACAGGTAAGGAAGTTGTAGTTAAACTGCGTCGTCCAGATATTTATAATATAATGAAAAGGGATACCGATGATGTTCGTGATATTGTTCACTTTTTAGAAAAGATTGGTATTGATACGGGTACAGGTACGGGTTACGTATTAGATGAATCTATTGAATATTTACTCGCGGAGACGAATTACGAAAAAGAAATTGAAAATGCGGTACGTTTTCGTAAATCGTTTAAGAAAATGAAATGGGTAAAGATACCTAAAGTGTATAAGGAATTCTCCAATGAAAATATGATCGTTATGGAATACGTCGAGTCTGAAAAACTCGCTAATATTTCTGATACGAATGTAAATGGTAAGAAAGTATGTCAAGCCCTTATTAATTCATATGTTATACAAACTATGGATTATGGATTTTTTCATGCAGATCCACACCCAGGGAATTTGGGTTTTTCCAAAGACGGGAAACTTGTTTTTTACGATTTTGGACTTGTTATTGGTTTAAGTGATGATATAAAAGAGGGATTCAAAAAGATGTTTTTGTACATTGTAAACAAAGATGTAAAAGGTGTAGTCGATACACTCATAGATTTGGGTATAATTTTACCGACAACATCGGATACGAGTGACATAGAACTTTTTTTTAAAACAACGTTAAACTATCTCGAAACGCTCGATGGTAAAAGTTTAAAAAACGATATTTTACAAGATGAACTTCTCATGTCTTTAGCACAAACGAAACCGTTTATTATACCAACATCGTTCGTGTATCTCGCAAAGGCATTTTCAACAATTGAAGGGACGTGTGTAAAATTAGATCCAGACTTTACGTATTTCGAGTACCTTGAACCCTTGATACAAGAACAAGTATCTGACGTGATTGATATTGGAGACATGTTTTCAACATCAGTAGAAATGCCGAATAGAATAAAGAATATAAGTACGGCTGTTCTGGGTTTGGAGAAATCCAGAGCATCCATAAAGCGTTCTTTAGAAAAATCAAGACGAGAAATGAGATATGTTCAGTATAGTGTTTTATCAGCTGTTTTTGCTGGTAATATGTTAGATCACGGAAGTCAAAGTGCTTTTGTAGTTTTAACACTTATAAGTCTTGATTTAGTGCTTAGGGCTTCTCGTAAAAATCAATAGCAGTTGTTTCCGTGGTTGGGGTAGGTTTATTATCTTTGAAGAACTTTTTGTGTTCCTCAAAAATACTTTTCACACGATCCTTTTCACTATTCGCAATTTCTTTGAGTTTATCTCTGATTTTAGAAATATCTTCTTTTCTTGATTTCGAGAGTTTTTTACCGAACTTTTTAAACTTTTTCTTCGTCGACGCAAAATTTGCTGTAACTGTAGAGAGTGAAAACATTTTATTCTTACTCTTTACTGATATTTTTATCGAGCCCCAAAAGTTTCATTTTTTCTTCAAATTCTCGACGTTCACCAATTGATTCAATAGGTGTACCGTTTGCGATAGCCTCTATTTCCGGTCCTGAAAGTTGGATCGCATTCATTCTAAAGTCTACGAACGCTTTCATGGTAATGGGTACGAGTGGTTGTATGAGATCATAAATTGCACTTGCGTAGTCACGAATTTCTTTCTGTGCACCTGGTTCTAAGCGAAGACGGAGATAATGCATGAGATTATGTAAATCTATTTTCCAATAAAATTCGGTATACGTAGATTGTGTAAGTACACCTCTCGCCTGTTCTCTACACACACCATCTTCGAGTAGGTACGTGTATATTTCGTACGAAGTATCAAAGTGTTTATTTAATACATTTTCGCGTTCGCTATTTGCATCGATTTCACCTTCTGAACCTTGATGATTTACTTTTGATTGACCACGTAAAACTTCGGGTTTATAGTGGTCGTCTTTAACGACTGAGTATCTTGCTGAGTACTCGTTCACACTCGCCATTCTGTGACGCATGTGTTGACGCGCGATATACATCGGCATTTTAATGTGAAACTTGAATTCAACCATTTCGAACGGTGTGTTATGCCAATGACGCATTAAATATCGAATAAGACCAGCATCACCTCGAGTTGTTTTCGTTCCGTCTCCGTAAGAGACACGAGCGGCTTGAACAATTGCTGAATCGAGTTCCTTTTGTGGCATGTGATCCACGAGTCTAACAAAACCATGATCGAGTACTTTTTTCTCCATTTATTGTAACTACGAACACAATCTTTAAGATGTTATCCGATAGCGATATTCGTAAAAAGATAACGCAACTTCGTAAGAGTGAAGGTAAAATATATGCACCGTTAAAATATTTCAGGGGACTTAATACTCTTAAGAACGTCGAGACGCGTTACAAAAAGATGTTAAAACGTGATTATACACCATTCAAAACCGATAAGAACATCGAAACGAAAACGTCGAGTTATACCTCAAAGTTCCGCAAAAAGTACCCCGGTGTAACGAAACTGAAAGATATTTCTAAAGTGACGGGTATACCTTTGAAAACGCTAAAAACCGTGTACGACCGTGGTTTAGCCGCGTGGCGTACGGGACATCGACCAGGTGCTACTGCACAAGCGTGGGCGTATGCACGGGTACACAGTTTCGTCATGAAAGGAAAAACGTATTATACAGCCGATAAGAACTTACGTTAGTTAAAGTTTTAAAATTATATGAATGTATAATGGAGCCGCGATTAGACGAAATAATAACAGTAAAAGATAAAGAAAAGAAGTATAATTTACCATATTTTAACTATAGAATATGCTGTAATCATAACGTGAATGGTGAATTAGAACTATTGAGGTCCATTATTAAGAATACACCCGGTGCGTGTATTTTTGATGTGGGTGCAACAGGTTCTATATTTCCAAATGAAATAAACAAAGACATGTCTTTACATTTGTTCGACCCAGAGTTTAAACCATCTGGAAAGATGTGGGAAAATACAAATGAGTACACGATGTATAAAAAAGAAGTTAATTATGATTCGGAAAATGTTACAGTTAATAAATGTGCGTTAAATGATACAGATACCACAATACACGAATACTGTATAAAAAATAACATTTCACGTATAAACTTTTTGAAAATAGATACCGATGGTCATGATTTAGAAGTTTTGAAAGGTCTAAGAGATATACCAGTTGATATGGTTCAATTTGAATACGATAATTTTTATAGAGTAAACAATTTGGATATAAACGATATGTTTAAAATGTTACCTGAATGGAACTTTTTTTACGTTTTACCAAGTGGTTTGATACCTATAGAAAAAATGAGAGAAGATTATGTTTATACTAATATTTTCGCATCTAAAAAATATCCAATTGATATAATTAGAGATTTTAAACCTATAATGGTGGAAAATATAATCGAAACTGAACATGTTGGTGAATTTATGTTAGATGTATTTTGGGAATTGAAAAATATAACACCTGATGTTTTTAAGAACATGTATTGTTTAGATTTAAATCTTCCAGATATGAAACATGAAAATTTCAATTTAGATGAAGCAATTAAAAAATATAATTCATTATATGATCGTTAGTTCTTTAACTAAATCATCTATACTTCTATAGTACCGTTTCAGATCTTTCATGAACCGTTTATTATTTTCGAGAACTTCGGCATCAGCTTTATTCTTATAAATGTACGCTAAATTCGATTTAGAGTAGCGCGTCCGTTTTTGATTCTCGTTTGGTTTTCTCGGAACGAGTTTTTTACTCTTTTTCGAAACGCTTTGCATGGGCTCGACGCGTTTCGTGAAACTAATAGCTTGCATGACGGTATCAGCGAGATCGTCTTTCTTTTTAGAGGCATTAAAAATAGGGATCCAGTGTGCGTTTACGGTATTATTCCATATGAACTGTTCACACCTTTGTATGGACGCCTTTTTACGTTTTGTATACATGGCTTTACCCGGACCCGCAAAATCGGGTATTTTGAACCTTGCATCGTAAATGATCGTTTCAGCACTGGGGTTACGTATAACAAAATAGGCGTGAAGAAAGTTTTCGACCGTTTTCATTTTTTTGTTCCTATCGGGTTGCTTTTCAATGAGAATTGTATCTGCTTGTAATACCCATGGTTTTTCGTCCAAGTGTTTTCTTAGAGAAACGAATAAACCATCTTTATGTTCAGGCGGTACACCAGAAACATCCCACTGAACAATAAGATTAGAAGTTTCGTCGAGCATGCACATGGCTAGGTTTCGTATACCAACATCTATACTTAAAATCATAATATAAAGAAAAATTATTCCTTTAAATTAAAATATATTTATAATATATAAAATGAAAAACGCTAACGCCAGGAAAAGAATATATTATGGTATACTCTTTGTCGTAATTGGGTTACTATTGTTTAAAATTACTGAAAAATATAGAGAATATAATACAGGTGAAATTAAGATCGACCCAAATGCTTCCGTTTTTGATATAGTTAATCAAATTGAAGCCGCTAAGTCCACTGGACCAGGGGAAGAAGAGGAACCAGAGGAAGAATTTGAAGAGTATGATGATTCCGAAAACGAAATGAGTGATTCCGAAGAATAAATAAAAAATAGCATATTTTTATCGATTCATATAGTTCATGAATTCGTAAAAATAGAGATTATCTTATTTTATTTTCGAGGCGGCTGCTTTTGCTGCATTTTGACCTGCGGGTGACATAGAAAACACAACACCACCTACTATTAATATAACTACTACAAGTGCACACGCAATTATAGCATATTTCATTGGTCCCATAAAAGCACCTATAGCTGCTTCTACACCCGCAGCTTCCTGTTTAGAGGACGCAGTTAATTCTTTTGATAAAGCCTGTGCAGTTTTATCTTCGTTTATAATTTTTGATATCTTATTACCTAATTGTTCAGCAACATATTTTACAACGACATTCTGGTCGATAACACAATCACCAAGTGCTTTTGTACACAGTTCAACTACTTCAACTGGTGGTGGAAAACCTAATTCTTTATATACAGTCATACCACATTTATCAATAACGAGATTTTCGGTGACTAATCTTTGTTTGTTAACAACTTGACCTTGTAACTTATTGATGGTTTCATTCGTAATAGATTTATTTATTTTATTGGTAATATTCGTTTTAGCCTCTGATTTTTTATTATCAAATCCGGATATCCCCAAAAATCCAGTTTTACGTTTTGATTCATTCGTCACCTTTTCATCGAGTTCATTCATTATTTCGTTTACTAGATTCTGTGTATCTTCCTGATTAAATGTCTGCATAATTTTTATATCGGCATTAATTTTTTGTCCAATTTTTAAATTACATCCATATGCTTTCACACCTTTTACTGACATGTCCTGGACATTCATGACAGTTGCGGATACAACATTTTCAGAACGGTTGAGAGCGTTAAAAGTAGACTCATTTACTATATTAGTTTCGACGACAGTTTTGGAATTTGATCCTCCCATGTATTGTTGTATTATACTTAGATAAAAAATAAAATCATAATTTTAGTATGATACAGTATATTTATGGTTACCCTGTGTATAAATTTTCAATAGAAGATCCTTCTAAATCTATATCTGAAGTACAAAAATATATTGATGGGACAAAAGAAGTTAATCTGAGCGACGAATGGAACGCTGAGTGTTTAACAACATCTTCGCATGGACGTGGGTGTAATACCAATGATGAAAAATACGAATTTAAATATATTTTTCAAGAATTATATAAACACTCTAAAATATTTTTAAATGAATTGAACATGGATATAAACCTTACAGTTAATGTATGCGGAAACTCTTCATGTAATGACGCGTGTAATGATGCGTGGATTAATATATACAAAAAAGGACATTATCAGGGACCACATTGGCATGTTATAGACGAAGACGAAGAACCAGAATATCAGGGACATCCACAAAATCTGTTTAGTTTTACATACTTTATGAAATATGATGAAGAAAAGGATGCTAAATTCAAATTCATAGATCCTTCACCTGGACCTGTAATATTTGAAGAATGGAAAAATAAAGTACCGTGTTTTAAAGGTAGTTTTATACCTGATGTTAAACAAGGTGATGTAATTATCTTCCCATGTTTTATGGTACACGAAGTTTCAAAACAAGATTATGATGGTCCTAGAATAACATTTTCCGGTAATTTATATAAAGAATTATGATACTATAAAATACAAGATGATACAGTATATTTATGATTTACCTGTATATATAGGTTCATTTGAAACTCCACATCGTGTTATCGATGAAGTAGAGTATTGTAGAAACAATATAAAACCTAAACGTAAAACACAAATTATAGACGAATTAGGAGGTGTACAGGATGAAGATGAGGGTATACTGTTTGATTTACGAGCGTATGTAAATGAAACAAAATATATAAACAGTGAAATTCAAAAACATACGAAACGGTTTTTAAAAGAGTTGAATATAGAAAAACTCAATTTAACGACCAAAATATGTAGAGATGAAAAATGTTCATCATTGGATTGTATGGATATATGGTTTAACATTTATAATAAAGGTGATCATACATCAGAACACTGGCATTTTGGTGACCCAGGGGACGAAACATTCTGTGGACCTTCTGAATCTATGTTTAGTTTTAATTACATGGCAAAATATAATCCAGAAACGGATGCTGGGTTTTATTTTAATAACCCTTCACCTATGCACGTCTTTTATTCTGAAATTGAAGAAAACGTTCCGCAGCTTAAAAAAAGTATAAAACTTGATATAAAAGAAGGACAAATTGTTATATTTCCAAGTTGTTTTTCACATTTTGTAGAACGACACACGGCGGATAACCAACGAATGACGTTATCCGGTAATTTATACAGAGTTAACTTATTCAAAGAAAAATGTTAATAGATATCTTACACCACTTTTAATAGGTAAAATACCATGCATCTGTTCACCACCTTTATATTCGATTAAATCACCTTGTTCAAAATTGGTTATAATGGGTAGATTTTTATAATGGTTTATAAAATGGTCTCTATTCATATATGATATACTTTTGTTAATCAGTTCCGATTGTTTTTTATCAAACATGTAGAGTTCACCACCTGTAAAATCGTTCGTATCGGAAAGTAAAAAATTAAAGGATATTCGACTATCGTCGTAGTGTATAGGGATATGCGTTCTTTCACCTTGTTTATACCTTTTTAAAAATATAAAATCGGGGTGTGTTACATGTGTAAGTCTCTTCCGAATATGTTTATTATATATAATCATAGCCTTTTTATATAAATCTTCGGTTACGATTTGGTTAGAATCATAAATATCAACTTGGTATTCTGGTTTATTATCAACACCGTCCGGTTTAGTTTCTAATGTATATTTTTTAGACATATGTATGAGTTCTTCACATTCACGTTTTGATAAAACATTCTTGTGTAAAAAATATTTAGTATCTATTTTTCGATAAAATAATAATACAAATATAAATACAAGTATAAATACAAACCACATATTCTATAAAATAAAAATATTTTTATATACTAATAAATACAATGCCAAATTTATATGCAGCAGGATGGTTTTCACCAGGTGAAGGCAGAACTAGAGATGCAGGTGGTTGTAATCATCATAATGAAATATCCAGACATCGAAAAGGAAGAAAGGGTCGTAGACGACACTGGTGTGTAAATGTAGGAAGTGATTACCTTAGAGAAGACAGGAATGGTACCGGTGCTAATCCGTGTAAAAATTTTCATCGTATACAAAAAATAGGAGGTGCTCATGAGGGACATGGTAATTATTCGGGAAAAGCTGATGTTTTCGGTGGTGCATCTGCGGGATTGAGATGTTATCTTGCTAATAATCATGTACACGATGGTAATCTGAGAAGATGGTCCAAGGAACCTCGTATGAATAGAGTTAGTGCCGTGGGTACTCGTGGTGATGGTACAGGTCCTAAAAGAGAACGAACTCTTTATGACCAATTTCTTTTTGGGTTTAAGTCACGCGTTGGTACTGAACCACATGGGTATTGTAGTCACGTATCAAACTTAATGAAAAAGGTCAGTCACGATAATTCAACGTGTTATGATAAGATAAAACAGAATATAAATAAAGAAAAAGCAGAACAAAATGCGCGTCAATGGTGTAAAACACATAGATCCGATCCTAAATGTAAATGCATAAATGTTCAGGAAGGTGGAACAAATTTTATCAATCATTGTAAAAAGAATATTAAATGGGCTGGGTGTAAAGAAATAGTCGATGGTATTAAAAAATTTGAAGATGTGGGTATGAAATCTGCATCAAACATGTTTGGTAATGCGGATTGTTTAGTTCCGGGTATATGTGATGGTAATGTTGTAATGCCAAGTAGCGGAAGACCTAATGCGTGTGCAAACAAACTTGCTATATGTAATCAAAAAATAGACGCATCAAATATAGAAGCACAGAAATTGATGATTGATCAAGGATGTGAAATAAATTTTGAAAAGGAGGAGAAGAAAAAACCGTCTCCAACTCCGTCCTCGACCCCGTCCTCGACCCCGTCCTCGACACCGTCCTCGACCCCGTCTTCGACCCCGTCTTCGACCCCGTCTTCGACACCGTCTTCGACGCCGTCTTCGAATAAAAATAATACGGTTGTGATTGCTGGTATAGGGTCTTTCACACTTTGCTTGATATGTTTATCATTTTTAATGATGGTAATGATGAAATGATAACTTAAAGAAAAAAATGCACTTTTAAACTATGAATGTGGTGTTGGTGGTGTTGTCATCCATTTAAAAGTATACCTTTAACTATGCCACATAAATACGACGATCGAAGAAATAAATTTTATACATCAGGAAATTTTTGTTCTTGGAGTTGTATGAAGACGTATGCGATTGATAAGTACGGGTGTAATCGCGGCGGACTTATATGCGGAAATATGGTCATGATGCGTCGTAAACTTTTTAATAGAATTAGTCCCATAAAAAAAGCGCCACATAGACAAAGATTACAGGTTTTTGGTGGTGATTTAACAATAGAACAATTTAGAGAAAATAACGTAATAGATGTAGAAAAACCAAGGGAAATATCCATAGAACCATTACCACAGAGAGTTATACCGATAATTTCAAATACAAAAAAGTTGAGCGATATAAAAAGTGCATCCGGTAAAAACGAAACATTACGGTTAAAAAGAGAAAAACCTCTTAAACGTAATGATAATAATCTAGAAACCGCACTGGGTTTAATTATTAAGACCAAATCTTAAATGCTTTCTTTGTTTATTCGTGGGTTGTGATTTTGGTATACACGATGTTTTTTTGGAGTGTATCCACTTTTTTCCGTCGTGTGCAATCCATTTTAAATCGTATTTATCTATAACTTTCCTACAAAGAACACATGGTAGTGATATACCGTCTCCGTAACTGGTTTCGCGGCGTATTACTAATGTTCCACACTTTCTGTTTAGCCAGGATTTGAACTGGTGTGAACGATACCCCTTTTTTAAAAAATCGTGTTTTAAATTTTTTATAAGTCTTCGTTCAGCGCAACACAGACAGTCGCTTTTTACTTCGTTTCTTAATTTGGTCGTATAAGTAACAACGGTTGTATAATACATTGGTTTATACGAGCGAATTATTTTTAATATCGTTACAGTTATTACACACGTGTCCGCTAAATACATAAGAACACTGATCACATTCATTGAGTATTTTTACATTTCGTTTAACGAGTTTATTTTGTGAATATAATATTAAATCACGGACAGTATAAATACCATACATAACCATCGTTTCTAAAGTTGGAAACTTCATTGTATTTATATAATAGTACGAAACTTTATATTATTTAACGAAAACACCCAAAAAGTTTTTTACACCCAGCGCTTGTTTTTAACATAAGCGCAAAACTATCGATCATACCAGGTACCATCGCTTTGAGAAGTGTTTCGAATTCGGTATCAGTATCTCCTTCATCAATTTGTTCGATAATCGAAAAGATTAAATCTATTACAAGATCTTTTTTATCCGGACCAGATATATTTTTAAGTTTTTGTGCTTGAAGCATTAAGGTAGAAACTAAAACACATACGTTTTCTTTAGTGATACGTTTACCTTTGTACCTTTCGACGATTTTTTTCATTTCCAATGCAACGTCTTTTGACTTTCTGGATTTGGAATCATAATTTGCGACGATTTTTTCGGGGGTTTGTGACATTTTATACTCTTATAAGAATTAATTTCTTTAATAATTATAATAATGGACAATACATCCGAGTCTTTATCTACTATTGCTATAAGTATAGGTTTATATCAAATGATTCAGCATTTCAAGAAGGTATACAAATCCAGTCCAGACGAATTAAATTATTACTCTATTGAATATGTTCTTTCAGGTATTATTGCAAGTTTATTATGGACAGTATATCAATATAGAAAAGGATCTAATATTTCTGTAATTTATTCTATATCGGGTTTATTTTTGGGTATGTATACATTTTTAAAGATGTTAAAGAGTACACCCTATGTAAAAAAAGAATGAATAATAAAGTGTTAAATCTCAAATTACAATTTTTACCAATTAACCCAAAACGAAAAAGGTTTAGACATTCTGCATCTGCATCTGATGAACCACCACCCGGTCCAAATTTTCAATTTATCGAAGCTGTAAATGGTCGCGCAGCAATGTATGGTTCATCACTTGGTCTTGTTAATTGGGGATTTACTGGTCTTAATGTCATTGAACAAATGAACTATCCACCATTTTCACTGTTAGGTCTTGGATGTACTCTCTTAGCGACGTATAGTGTAACAAAAGCATTTACGACGTTAACAGAGGAGGAATTTGAGTCATTCGCTATGCGTAATATAGGGCGTGGTGCTATGGTTGCATTTACGGGACTCACAGCAGCTGCTATAGCAAACGTTTGAATTTTTAAAAACATCACCAATGAAATTAATCATTTTTATTTTTTCGTCTAATGTGAATGTTCCTGCTCTACGAATCACGTAGGCCAAGAGCATAAGTAAAATATAAATAGATTCGTGTATTTCCATTATAAATCTCTCTTGAGTGTTTCTCCTAACTTAGGATATTTTTTAAACGTGAAATATCCCCCACCGAGCAAAAGAATCAACCAAGCTACAACTGACATGGTTGTAAAAGTTTTGTCACTTGATTTAACAGTTTCCTTGCACGATGGTTGTCTCATGATATCTAAAGCGATGGAAGCTCCTGTGAGACCCATAATAGCATATATCATTGAAAACACACCACCCTCGCTTGTAGCAACTTTCATGATTAAAAGAGTTATTGGTATTGATATAGCAATGGCCATTGTATGACTTAAATAATTTTTTAGATTTTCGTATTTTTTAGATTTTTGTATTCCTTCACAGTTATTATATACTTTTATACCAAGAGCAGTTACTGCGATGTAAAATATACCAAGAAGAATTACTATAGCGACTTCCTTGTATCCAATTTCAGTTTCTATTTTACCAGTTTTTAATTTGTCAACTATAGAGACTAACCTTGGATCTCTAACGAGAGTTGATTCAGACATTTATATTCTACTGAGAAAAAAAAATCATTTTTTAAAATTCTTTGATTACATCAATGAATCGTATAGATTATCATTCAATTCTGGAACTTTATAGTTTCCATTACAGTCCCAACGGTTATCTTGTTTTTCGATAGACTTAATATGCCATAAAGCAATTTTGGGATTAGCCTGTAATTGTACTATTTTATTCGTACCTGTTATAACTTCATGTAACCCATTAGTCCATTTTATATTTTCGTCATTTTTTAAAATACGTCCTTGATAATCTGGCCAATTTATCCAATCAAGTTCATTTGTTCTAAAATTACATTTTTCAAGCCATTCTTGTGTAAACCCTGGGTGAATATTTATTCTTGGTACCATTATCAGTTCAGCACCGGAATCGTTTATCATTTTTTTAAGGTTTACGATAAGATTTTCTTTAGGCATTTCATCTGGATCCATGATAAATATATAATCACCGGAACACTTTGTTAAATGAAAGTTCCTGTGTTCTGCGAAGTTACCATCAAAATCTCTTTCATATGTAACTATTTTATTACCAAAATACTTTATAACACTTTTAACATTATCGGTGACGTGTGCAGTATCAACTAAAATATTAATTTCATCTTCTTCATCCTTAACTTTTAGTAAGAACGATACGAGTGAAAATAAATCGCGAGATTCGTTACACACACAAATAGCGTAAGATAGTTTCATTTACAATATATGTTGTATATTCTTTAATATTTAATGAATTTTATCAAGTCATCGCGAGATTTATTTTGTCTCCAGCCAAGTTTTTTTAATTTTTGTGAACATATATAGTATCGTCTATCGTTAAAAGGTCTATCTTCTATAAAGGTTATATAATTATCATATTCTTCTGAATTAATAATTGTTTTTATCATGAGCTTTGTAACATCCATCACTGATATTTCATCATCGGATGCGATATTATAAATTTCACCCGGTTCGCCCTTTTTCCAAACAGTGTCTACTGCGTTTACTACATCTTCTACATGCATAAAAGCTCTTTTTATTTGGGCACTTTTTGTTCCGTGAATGGTACATTTTTTTCCTTCTTTTAAGAGTTTTTTAAATTTAGGTATGAGTTTTTCTGGAAATTGATTTGGACCATATACGTTATTACATCGTATTGTCTTGATATTCATTTTATAAGAGTCTATATACGATTGAACAATCATTTCCGCGGCAGCTTTGGACGCTGAGTACGGATTTGTTGGTTTTAATACACCTGTACTTTCTTTAAACGGAGTTTCGGTTAACGATTCTCCATATACTTCATCTGTACTAAAATGTATAAATTCGACATTTGGTTTTAGTTCACGAAATTTATCTAATAAAACGTGTGTACCATACGCATTGTTTAACGTGAATTTTTTTGGATCGTTAAATGAGTTGTCTACGTGACTCATTGCCGCAAAATGAAAAACAACATCAAAATCATATTGCTTGATTAAGTATCCTACAAGGTCTTCGTCACATATATCACCCTTTACAAATGTAGAAATACCTGGTTTTACGTTATATATATTTGAACAGTAATCGAGTTTATCTAAGTTTACAAATTTAATTTCTTGGTATTTTTCTTTCATTAAATTTAAAAAATTAGAGGCTATAAATCCACAACCACCTGTTACTAAAACATTTATCATTATTTTTACATGTATAATTTAAATAATATTTATTAACGCATTTAAAGATACATAAACAATATTAGATATATGGTTTCTTTAGATATACAAGTTATCACAGCGAGTGGAAATAATTACGATATACAATTAAAAGATGAAGATAGAGATATGATAGAGTATCTCTCTGATGAAAAAAAGAGTTGTACTCGTATTATTTTACATCAAATAAATAATCAACGTATTTATGACAGGTTTCTTAAAAATAAAAATAACCTTGCTATATTGGATATAGGTGCTAACACTGGTTTATTTACTTTGTATGCACAAGATGCTGCTTCTAAAATTGTTTCTGTTGAACCAACTAAAAATCTTCACCCAATATTCGAAAAAATTACAGAAAAGTGTAATAACGTTGAATTATCTAAAACAGCTCTTTCTAATAAGGATGGACCTATTGAGTTTTATGTATGTGAAGAAAATCTTACAATGAGTTCTTTGGTTAATAAATCAGATAAATCATATATAGTAGATGGTTTATGTATAGAAAGTTTATTAAAAAAATATAATTTTGATCATGTAGATTTTTGTAAAATTGATATTGAAGGTTCTGAAATGATTGCTATAACAGAAGAAACCTTAAAACCAGTTTTTGATAAAATTGATTCATTTTTCATAGAAGTGCATTCAACTATAACGTCATATAAACACGATTACGAGTGGTGGGATAGTATTATTATAAATAGAGTAAAACTTCAAGAAATTTTTCATAAAGTGGGATATAAAACAGAAGTTATTATGCCCAGTATGTACAGAGACGCTTTTTATGCGTATAAAGAATAAACATTATTATTTTATAAAAAAAATGTATAATAGAATTGTTGAAATTGTACACAAAAATAAAATTGGACATTTGGGAAGTTGTTTAACCGCCTTGCCGATATTGGAACATATTTACAAAAATAAAAATAAAAATGATATAGTTATACTTAGTTCTGGACATGCAGGTATAGCACTATATGCAGCTTTAGAAAAATACGAAGGTAAAGATGCAGAAGAATTATACAAAAAGCACGGAGTACATCCAAACAGAGATATAGAAAATGGTATTCATGTATCAACGGGTTCACTTGGTTCAGGAATAACAATAGGTGTGGGTTATGCATTAGCAGATAAAACAAGGGATGTACATATACTTATATCAGATGGTGAATGCGCAGAAGGTTCAGTTTGGGAATCACTATCGTATATACATCGTGAGAAATTAACAAATTGTAAAGTATACGTTAACGTAAATGGGTATTCTGCATATGACACCGTGGATAAATTATATTTATGGTTTAGATTAAAAGTATTTAATTGGAGAACAAGTGTATGGTTTACAAAAAACCCAAATTTTGAATTTTTAGAAGGTCTTCAGGCGCATTATCATGTCATATCAGACGAGCATAAAGATATAATGACTAATAAAAATAATGAGACGTGATTTTGCAAAAAAAATATATGAATTAATGAAAAAAGATGATAGAATTTATTTAATAACGGCAGATCTTGGATATGGTGTATTAAATGATATACGCCGCGATTTCCCTAATAGATCTACAAATGTTGGTTCATGTGAATTTTTAATGGTAGGTATGGCAATAGGACTAGAACAATCTGGATATATACCAATATGTTATTCAATAACACCTTTTTTATTATATAGACCATTTGAGCTATTAAGAAATTATTTAAATAATGAAAAAACATGTGTTAAATTGGTTGGATCGGGTAGAGACGATGATTATTCACATGACGGGTTTTCGCATTGGGCAGGAGACGACATATCAATAATGTCTTGTTTCAAAAATATTAAATTGTATAAACCAAAACAGTTAACAGATGATATAGTATATGATTTTATTTATAATAATAAACCATCGTATATTAATTTGGTAAGGTAGATAGTAAATCATGTCTATTTTCTACACATACGTACGATTCACCGAGTTCAGTTTGATCCGTAATTTCATATGTCGCACCAAACTTCTTAGCCCAATCGGATAATTTCAACTTTTCCGGATATACTAAGTTACATTCTTTAGATATTCTACACCCTATAGTATATTCAAATACAACTTTCATAACGTCTTTAATATCCACAAAATCAAAGTACTTATCCTTATCGATAACAATGTGTCCATTTTGTTTACATATAGTTTTAAATCTATCCCTGTTATGTGGATCGGGTTCACCTGAACCATAACAACCCCATACACGTAATGTATACGCATTTTTAATTTGTAAAATGCGTTTATCTATGATCCATTTTGAAAGTCCATATGGATCAGTAGGTGGATTACCTCTAAGTGCTGCACCACTTGAAAAATAAATAATTTTACCTTTAAAAACACGTACTACGTTTTCAAACATAAGAATATTATTATGTGTAACATTTCCATCTTCTTTATTTAACATACTCCCACCTTCAACGGCACAGTGTATAATTACACTAAAATGATTTTTTTTGAAAAACTCTTCACTAGATTTTTGATTTAATAAATCAACTTCGGCACGTGTAATAGGGATCCAATTATTATGGTTTAAAAAATACCTACCCATAAAACCATTTGAACCTAATACACCAACCCTCATTTTTTAAATATTACTTTAAAATCTTTAATTTATATTTAATTTACATTTATATTTAAAGAGCTAATTTATATAATAAATAATGTATATTGTAGTAAGTGTCAACGATAATAAGTATAAACCTTTAGCTGAATGGACAGTTCATAAAAATCGAAAAATATATTGTGAACGTCATGGGTATATTTTAAAACACCATGAAGATGGCGCGGAATCTATAGTCGGTAAACCAATGAGAGCAGGTAATCCTCCTATACCTGAAGATCATATACCGATTGGTTGGAGTAAGATTTTTGCTATAGAAGATGCGTTTATAAAGCACCCAGAGTGTAAATGGATTTTCTCAACAGAGACCGATGTTATGATAACAAATATGACTATTAAATTGGAAGATATTATAAAGGAACATGCCGATGTAAATACACATGTTCTTATCGCATCTGATTGTAATGGTATTAACTGTGGGAACATGTTTATAAGAAATTCATCAATAGGTAGGGCTTTTATAGATACAATTATTTCCGGTTTACCACTTTATCGTGAATGGTATCTATTTGAAAATCAACTTATTCAAGATTTGTGTATTGGTACACATTTAACAGAACAAGGTATAAAAGCGGGTGGTACTTTATGGGGGTGTGTCATTAAAGTACTTCCACAACGTATATTTAATTCATATGATTATAAGAATATACCACTTCTTAAAAGTAGAACTAATTATAACGATATACTTGGTAACAATGGTGAATGGAGAGAAGGTGATTTCATTATTCAATGGCCTTCTACCAACTTGGAATACCGTCTAAAAGAAGCGGAAAAGTTATATAAAAGTGAAAAAATAATATCCTAATAAATATATGTTCGAATCCGATTTGGAATATATCGATACGCTTAATGCTGATAATGTTAATAACATGGCGCAACTCGAAAACATATTAGAATTTCATAATATATCCATGTCCAAAGACGATAATAAGTATATAATGGAAGAATATTCGGCATGTGATAAGGTAAGTAAAGATGTAATATCGTGGTATTATCGTAACAAAAATATACTCAAGCAGATGAAAGAATGGTATGATATTTATAATGAGGAACTGTCTCAATATAAACAAAAAGTTTCAGACGTTAAAAATCGAATAAGTGAAATGAAAAAACATTAATACAACTTGAGAATTTCAGCAACTGCGGGGTGTCGCAAGATGTCATCTTCATTCATGATGACATGTTCGATATATTCTAATTCTAAACCTTTTATACGTTTAACAAGATCGGCAAGGCCATTTTTTGGTCCGAGATCACTTTGTTTCAGGTCACCAGTAACGATCATTTTTGAATTATCACCGAGACGTGTAAGTAACATTTTCATTTGGTTTGGTGTACTGTTTTGCATTTCATCTGCAATTATAAACGAATCGTTAAACGTTCTACCACGCATGAAACCAAGTGGTTCTATGCGAACATGTTGTTCAAGTTGATTACGTGTTAAATAATTTTCGAAAACATCCATCATTGGTCGTGTCCATGGTTCCATTTTTCGTTCCATTTCACCGGGTAAATACCCCATATCTTCATCCGCCGCAACGATAGGTCGTGTGAGTATTAGTTTCCTTACCTCTTTTTCTCTAAGTTGTTCTGCAGCCAGCTGACACGCAAACATGGTTTTACCAGAACCGGCTGGACCGGTGGTAATGATAATTGGTTTAGGAGACTGTATAACTCTTAAATACTCACATTGACCTGGTGTTTTGGGGAAGTTCATTTATATAATTACTTAAGGTTTTTTGTTTTAATATAATAAATGGAATTTCACTTTATAAATGTAACTCGCGGTGGGTACACAACCATGACAGACCCACACGGACGCCCACGTATACTCTGTTTTAGCGAAGCACGCGTCGCTCGTAACTGTGTGAGGTACATATGTAGATACCGTTCGTCATTCGGTGTATGGCCCGTTATGAATTTATCAAATCCGGTTGCAATGATTGACCCTAATAAAAATGCAAAAAAACGAACACCTCATGAGATAAGTAAATACGTACACATCGAAGAAAAAACAAAGAGCGACCTCGATTTCATGTCTTTGGCAACTGGTGTATCTTATTTTTACTGTTACGACTTTGAATATAAAGACGATTTGTTAAGAATAAGTGTGCGTGGTCAGGAAATTGACGGTATAGCTGACCAAACTCGATACAAAGAAAGATTAAATTACAGGTTAAAGAATGTATAACATGTATAAATACAATGACATTTGTTAAAGAATTCGACCCGAAAAATGAAAAACACGTTTTATGGTTACAGAGAATAGATGAATCTATGGCGAAAGCAACAGACCAAGAAAAATATGGTGGTGAAAATTTCATGAAAGTCGTAAATGAAAATCCCTTTGGTATAAAAATGACAAACCCCATGCAATGGGCAGAATCACATTTTCAGTTGTGTATGAAATATTCACAAGCCATTTTCAGAGGAGTAGCTTACATTCCTACTCAAGGGTCGACTGATTAAAAGCGAAGAAGATCGAGTTCGAGGGTGTGTACCATTCGTCATTTCCCTGTATTCTTTAAGTGTAAAATCTTGTGGTTCTGAATAGTCGTCCATTCGTATTAATAGAATTCGACCAAATACTATCATATTTGTAAACGGTCTTGGTAATCTATTTTGATTTACGGGTAAGTCGAACTCTGTATCACAGAGTTCACATTTAACTATAACAACCTGTTCATCAGGCCATTGCCCTAAAAAACTAGCTTTACCCCTTAAAATTTTAAATATTTCGTTTTTTTCAGGGGCGATATCTAAATTTATTTCACGAATATCATTTTTTCTTTCATTTATTAAGACAGCACGTGTCATTTTATTATGCACAAATAAAAAAGTTGCTTTCTAATAAATGAACAAGCCACTTTTATACATTATTGCACTTGTTACAGTTTATATTTTACTTAGTAAGTCTGAACTGTATAAAGGTGTATATGCACTTGATGCAGAATGGTCAAACACGCGTAATGATTTTAAACGTACTGCGGATCCATTTAATACATGTTCTCCTGAATCATTTGATGATTGTAAAAAAGTTAAAATGCCACACTTAAGTAGAGCTTGAGTTATTTTATAAACAAAATGTTATCGAGACAGTATGCACTTGAAAAATATTCAGAAATTTTAGGTATATCAAAAGAACATGCAACGTGTATAAATCTTGAAAAATGTACATATAATGAAGTTATAAAACGAACAAAAGAGCTTGGTGATGTACCAGCGGAAAATAATCGTTTATTTATAAATCGTTACAAACATACATTTCTCAAAATTAAACACAATTTACTACATTCACCGACACTCAAAGAAAGGATTTTAAAAGGTGAATTGAAACCAAAAAGTGTTTTAGAACTATCCCATCAGGGTTTATGGCCCGATGGTCCATATGCAAAAATATTAGAAAAGAATATTAGAGAAAATATGAAAAAAGATTGGGTTACGAATATGATTAATGATCCGGAATATAAGGGTTTATTTCGGTGTAAACGATGTAAATCATATAAAACAACTTTTTATCAGATGCAAACTCGGAGTGCAGATGAACCTATGACTGTGTTTGTTACATGTCATAATTGCGATTCTAGGTGGAAATCTTAATTTTTAGAGCATATTGAGTATCAGTAAGATCTGTATCCATATCACCAACAGACAACACATAATTTAAACCACTTTTGCGTTTAATATTACCCTTATTGTGTGCTGGTGTTATAACAAGAGTGTCATAAGGTATACCATATTGCTGAAGTTGAAGTTTTGTAAATTCTACGGTTGCCTGGATTGCGGGTCTTGCAGTAATAATTATAATTTTATATCCTAAATGTTTAGCATAATGTAATAATTTAATAATAGGAACATTCGCTTTGCCATTCGTAAAAATAAGAGTATCGTCTATATCAAACATAACAGCATCCCTTTGACTAATTATTCTATTTTTAAGAATCGCGTCCATTTAATATACTTTAAGAATTAAAAACAATAAAAATAAAATGGAAAAACAGATTGTTGATGTTGATTATGAAGATGGTTTAACGTGTATAGCTAAAATATTAAAAGATATGGGTACGGATTGTGAAGTTGCCATATTAGAATATTATGGAGATGGTGAATGGAATTTTAATAAAGAAGAAACTGATACTATTTCTAAAGATTCTATATCAGGATTTTATGACACTACAAAACTTGAAGATACAGGGTTATATGAAAAATTAAAAAATGGTATGTATACGGAAATAGACAATTCTGATTTTGAATATGAAGTTGCATCATCGGAGGATGATGAATCCGAATCAGATGTGTCTTTAGTAGATGAAGAATATTTATAATATCTGTGTATTATAAATGAAAAACAAATACCTTTTACCAACGTCTATAATTGTAGTAATCCTTCTTTATACTTTTTTTTATGAACCAAAAAAGAAGGAGAAATACTGTGGAGCATGTGGATTAAAGTAATATATTTATAGTATATTATGGATCCCTTTAAGAAACGTGTCACAAAAAAAGACAAAAAGTTAAAAAAGGAAGTGTATACACAAAAGTATATCAGACTTAAACAAATGATTCTTTATAAACTTAATAAAAAAGATGGCCCCGTACAACCCACCAGTAACACATTATAGTCAAATGGACGTTTCGATGTATGACGAGGATGAGATTTTCAAGTTTATTGGTAAGAACGGTAAAAAGTTTTATTGGCTTACACGTTATCTTGAATTGTCATACATGTGGTATGATAAAGAACGAAAAGTTATAGAACTTTGGGGGCCGTATGAATCTTTACAAAATTTTCAGGCCCATCATATTTTAGAATGTGAATTAGACCTAAGTTGTAATAAAATTTTAGTAAATTAAGATAATATGTCAAAACTTATACCAGGAACCTTTTTATATAAAATTGTTAATGGGGAAAACACTAAAGTACCCGAACGCAAACCATTTCATGTTCAAAATGCGGAAAGTTATGTAAATCTTCTGAAAAAGAATTACGAATATTATGGTATTCCTTTTAAACACCCAAACGTTGAAGAAATGCCACCGTATCCAAAATATAATATCGTATCTGAAAATTGTATAGAAAATCTCGATCAAATTAAAGTTTGTTTTACTGTTCTTAAATCGGGTAAAGTTCGTGTAAAAGTATTACCACAAGTGGCAATTTTAAACGAAAAATATTACTCCAAAGGTAAACTACCACCAATTAAGAGTGTTATAAGTGCTTTTAAGTCAGTAGGATATTCACAAGAATTTGTTGATTCCATTTTAAAAAAGTACACGGGTCGTAAAAAATTGATTGAACAGAAATGGAAAATACTCGAGAAACGTTTTGATGCACCTTCGGTATCTGCCGCGAATAAAAAGAAAAAAGCTGATAAAAAAGCTGAAGCTGAAGCTGAAGCCGACATAGAGGAGGATGACGATGAAGAGAAAGAGAAAGACGACGATGAACCTGAAGAAGACGAAGCGATTGAAATCGACGAAGAAGGTGATGAAGAAGAAGTTGTCGAAGACGAATACATATCAGATGGGGGTGACGATTAAAACTTAAGTTAGACCATTTTTTAATAAAAAAATAAGTAAAATGAATATATTTTTTCTATCCATGAACTCTACCGAACTTGCTAACCTGTATTGTGATCAACATGTTATCAAGATTCTTTTAGAAATATGTCAAATGCTCTATACAGCATGGTTTTATTCGGGTGAAACTGAATATATAGAATTACATGCACCTTATACTTTGAACAAATCCCGTAAAGGGTACCGTCCCGCACACAAAAAACACCCGATGACCATGTGGATATCTTCGAGTCGCGAAAACTATATGTTTGCGGCTGAAATTGCCATGTGTTTAGCGCTTGAGTATAATAAACGGTTTGGTAAAATACACGCGTGTGCGAAACACGCCCTTTGGTTATACAAAAACCAACCATCACATTTCGAACTCCGGGAAAGTGAAAAGGCGTATTATGCGTCCAAGGATGTCAGGGAAGACCTTACACGCATACCAGAGTGTATGCCCGATGAGTACAAACACGAAAGTATTATTGAATCATATAAAGCGTATTATACTGGAGAAAAAATGAAGTTTGCAAGGTTTACTGTTTAAAGAAATATTGATATAATGTATATATGTTGGCGACCGCAAAAATATTCAGTGCACCCCCTCTTAAAATAGAGAAAGCACCAAAATATGAACCTAAACTCTTTAGTGATTTTGTAAGGGGTGTTAAGGATGAAGAAATTACACAAATACAAATCAACCCTGGTTCAAATACTGTATACTTCGCGGAGGAAGATGGTACACTTGGTGTTTCAAACTATACACCGTCGAGCGAGTTTTGGAAAACCATGATTGATAGTAAAGCGGATATCAACATAGATAATTCATCGCCTATTACGATTGCCGATGGTATTTCCATGTTTTTTATCATACTATTTTTTACGGCCGTTTTTAGAATGTTTTCCCAATTGGGTCAAGGACCTCCGAACCCGTTTAACATGAACAAAACCGAACTCGATGTCGAAAACCAAATAGTAACACGGTTTAGTGACGTTGAAGGTATTGATAATGCAAAGGACGAACTCGAAGAAATTGTTGATTTTCTCCGTGAACCCGAAAGGTTTATTGGTACGGGTGCAAAAATCCCGAAAGGTGCACTTCTTACGGGTAAACCGGGTACTGGTAAAACACTTCTTGCGCGCGCCATTGCGGGTGAATCTTCGGTTCCGTTTATTCAGTGTTCGGGATCATCTTTTGTTGAGATGTTTGTGGGTGTGGGTGCAAAGCGCGTCCGCGACGTATTTGAAATGGCACGCGAAAACCAACCGTGTATTGTGTTTATCGATGAAATTGATGCAATTGGTAAAAAAAGAAGTATGAACGGGTTTGCGGCAAACGATGAACGTGAACAAACAATTAACCAGTTATTAACCGAAATGGACGGATTCGATAACGAATCGCAAATTGTTGTTATTGCCGCGACAAATCGTCTTGATATTCTCGACGAGGCGTTACTTCGACCGGGTCGTTTCGATCGTAAAATTCAGGTAAGTTTACCGGATGTTCACGGGCGTGAAAAGATTTTGGGGGTGCACACACGCGATAAAAAATTGGATAAAGATGTTTTCTTGAAAAATATCGCGAAACAGACGACGGGGTTTTCGGGCGCGGATTTAGCAAATCTTATGAATGAGTGTGCAATTCGCGCGGTTCGTAATGGAACCGATGGTGTTATAACTTCGGAAATTGTGGAAGACATATACCAACGTTTGGTTGTTGGTGCTAAAGGTTCACGAAGTGTTTCTGGACCACGTAAAGAACGCGTCGCGTATCACGAGGCGGGACACGCTATTATTGGTGTACTCATGCCCGAATACGACGAAGTTCGTAAAGTGAGTATAATTCCACGCGGGGATGCGGGTGGTGTGACATTTTTTCAACCCACAACCGATGAAATTGGTATGTATACAAAGGAGTATCTTCTTTCACAAATTAAAGTTGCTTTGGGTGGACACGCCGCCGAAGAGATTGTGTATGGTAAGGATAGAGTAACGACTGGTGCATCGAGTGATCTTCAACAAACGTATAAAATTGCGCGCGAAATGGTTATGGCGTATGGTATGGGTAAAACATTAGGAAAAGTGAACGTCGATCCAAATACACTTTCGAGTGATATGTCAAATAGAATTGATGTTGAAGTCGTATGTTTGGTCGAAGAGTGTTATAAAGAAGTACTTAATTTACTCAAAATGTATAGAGTTAAATTGGAACACCTCAAAGATATACTCGTTGAAGAGGAAATAGTTGACGGGAGCGTCGTGTATGGTATGATTGCCTCATGTGATTTAAAAAATATATTCGATTAAAGTATATGGTGGTGGACGGTCAAGACTTTCTTTTTTTCAGTAATTTTATATACATACTATTCAGGGTAAAAAAAGATATTGGGTAGTTGTGCGTCATCTCGCGAAGTTACAATAAATAGTTCCACACTTTTCAAAACCCGGTACTTTCGGGATTTTTAAAAATGATGATTTGTTTGTGTTTTAATAAGGGTAACTCCATTTTACAGAGATCACAGAATTTTGGTACAAACGCGGATTTTTCTTTTTTTGTTCACTTTCTTTGCAGCTACATGAGCCTGTATTCATGAGTTCCCATTCCCCTTCGGCTTCGCATTCGGCTTCGCATTCGGCTTCGCATTCGGCTTCACATTTCCTTTTTTTAAGTTTTGGTGAGTTTTTAGGAGTTTCCATTACACGATTGGGTGATTTAATTTTTTTTTCTCCTCCCATCATATAATGAGTACCAAAGTCAAAATACCAGTTCGACGTGCACGCGTCACCTTAAAGAATGCGAACATCGCGAAACCCTCTCTCGTTCGAGTGGCTCGTCGCGCGGGCGTCGTGAGTCTTCAAGAACTCGTGTATCCTGAGATGCGACGCATCATCAAGATGCAAATCGACAATATTATCAAATTTGCTTATATTTTCGCGAAATATCGCGATCGAAGGACGATCACTTTTGATGACGTGAAACTAGCGCTCGAGCGTCTCGGTTTGAAGGTGTGGGGTGTCAACCGAATCGAAAAGGTCAACAGGTCCGGTCTGAAGACGACCTCGCCCAAGCGAAAGACTCAACGCGGTACCAAGGCGGTGAGAGAAGTAAAAAAGTACCAGCAGTCGACGAGTCTTCTGATGGCTAGAGCACCGATTGAACGTCTCATCAGAAAGTCCATGGGCTCTTGGAGTCGTAACTTCAGAATCGAAGCGCGAGCTATCTCGTTGATTCACGTGGTCGTCGAAAAACAAATGACACAACTCCTCGCAAAATCACAAATCGCCGCTATTCACGCGAAACGAAAGACTGTGCAAACTAAGAATGTCTCTCTCATTCGAAAGTTAAATAACGCTGTAGCAAATTGGGAGGTGTAGGCCAGCGGTAGATTCGATTGACGTTTTGAAATGAACAATTTTTATTACTATAGAATCTAATGTATAGTAATAAAAAGTGATTTTAAAATTTAGTAATTAATTATTTTTTCATTTTTTTAAGTTTTGGTGAGTTTTTAGGAGTTTCCATTACACGATTGGGTGATTTATACGCTGTACCATACATCCCACCTCCGAGTTTGTTTTTTTCAGTATTTATTTGTAATTTTAAACTAACCTGATCCATCTTACAATTAGTCACATTTGCTGCGATAGCTCTCAATTTTCGTTCAATTATATCCTTATTATTGTTCGCCATTATTATAATACATACAATTTTATTTAGGGGTCTGGGTTCAATTTTCATACCCTTATGGATTGCTAGTATGGGAAGGGGTAAATTTTGGAAAAAAAGAAGGTAATTTTGTTCTTAGAAAAATGACAGAGTTTCTAACTGATTCTACGAAACAAATGTATAAATTTTTATTTGAAATTATAAAAGAATCTTCGCGACAAAAACGACAGTCGGCTTTTACTCGAACCCAAGAAGCACGAAAAGCGACGGTGACCGCTGCAATGCAATATGGTCCATCGGCCATAAAGTTTCTCAGAGTGATGGTGTTTTGACGGGTAAACGTGACCCAAATATATTTCCACACTTTTCAAAACCCGGTACTTTCGGGTTCATAATAAATATTGGGTTATAGTAAATATGTCTAACCGGACGAATAATAATAAATGTAAGACGGATCTCATTCAGGATATAGCAGGATTACCAGATGGTGTTGCAGCTAAAGGAGCATTCGAGGCTGTATTTCTTGGAAATATGCTTGCACATATTGATGGAGAATGTATGAAAAACAAAACGATTATTATAAAACAGCAATGTAAAACTCAGTTACCAGATATTCACTCCAAAAACTGGTGTAAATGGTTAACAGCCGTTGACCAAGAAAATCAAATATCTCTCACGCATACAATTGAAAGGGCCAATGTACCAATTCTTTACAATACCCCTCGTTTGTGTGATCCAGGTATTACCATGAGTAAAAATTGGAGTTTGCGAAACTATATTGAATCTCGTTTGTATATGTTTAAATTTGTATACGATTTCGGAAGGGGGTACACACAAACTTCGAACAGTAGTTTGAATTGTCGAAACAATACCGGAAACAATCGGGGTTCATCGTGTTATCCAAGTACTGTATTTGATTTTAGACCTTATACATTCGCACTCAAATTACCCCAACAGACCGACAAGGGACGACTTATTTACGTGACTCAGCATATTACGGTTGACAATGATTCCGGTGCATTAGGGTTTACACCTCATACATCGTTAACTACGTATCCATATAAACCCGTTAAAAATACACAAACTTCTCAGGCTGTATTTAGAACACTTGTAAAAGCTGTCATTGATGGTAAATCTCTTGGATCTAACCAAAAAAGTGTATTAAACATGAACTATAATCTCGGTAATAGGGGTACTGGTATAACCAATCAAGGTAAATACATCAATACGTTTATCGATTTTATTAAAAAATATGATAGGATTAAATTTGCTGGTGAGGGTGGTTTACTTTCCAATTCGAACCAACCGCAGGTAGTGACACTCACAGATAGTGTGATACGTACATTGTTTTATGATTTAATACATGATGAAGTCGTTAAAAAGACTGACAGTTTTGAAAAGTTTAGAGATAAACTTATCCAAGAGTTCAATAGCCCTGATTTTGGATTAAAACCTGGATCTGGAGGTGCACAAAATAGGGTTGGACGTCAAGGTATTGTAACGTATAATAAGTTGATAGGTAAAACAATTGCTGCGAAGTCCTATAAGGCATATAGGTCTATATTGGCACCATCAAAGAATGAAAAAGATTTGACGAATTTTATGACTGAGAAAGTTAAACGTAAAAGTGGTAATGTGGTAAATAAAATCATTCCTCAATACCCAGCTCTATTTAAAACAATTGGAGACTTATCTCAATTCATGTACGCCGCTAAATTCAACACAGTCGTGGGAAGTGGTGATAAGATGGGTATCGCTACGGGAATGTATGTAAACGCGTTAAACGGGAAAATTGTTAAATGTATGATTGAAGATGCCGTGACTGGTTTTATAATTTATACGGGTATGAATCCAAATCATGTCAAATTTATTACGAAAAGTGGTTGTGGTGAATTAGCTAATAAGGCTACTACCTGTTATGGTATAAATGGTGCAAATGTTACTGCGGAAAACATTCAGTCTCAAATGATAAATTCTCTTAATGCTAATGAGAAAAAATATGTAAATGGAATTAGAAATAGACAACAAACTTATTTGATGAAAAGACTCGAAACTAGTGCACATGGTCTAGCTCAACCCACAGAAAAACGCGTGACACGTGGTAACAATAACCGCACTAAACGTAGAGCAGCTCGAAATGATACTACATCGGCACCAGGTGTTAAACGACCTAAAATTACACCGGTATCGGCTGCTAATGGTAACGCCATGAACGTGAACAATGCGACTAGAAGAAGATCCATTCTCAATGATTATATAAATAAATTACAGAGAGCACTTAGTAAAAGAGGTAAATTAAATAAATTAAATAAACCTAGGTATTTATCCGAACTCAATAAAAATAATACAAACAGCTCGTTAGCTAATATCAAAGCTAGAGTAAAAGCTAATGCTCAACGCATTGCTAATTCAAAATAAGTAACCTTGAAATCATTATTTTTTTACATAAAGAAATGGTGCGTGTACAAAATATATAAAATGACTCAAGCAATTGGTATCGATTTAGGAACAACGTATTCGTGCGTCGGCGTCTGGCAAAACGACCGCGTAGAAATTATCGCGAACGACCAAGGAAATCGTACGACCCCATCGTACGTCGCGTTTACGGAAAATAATGAACGTCTTATCGGGGACGCAGCGAAGAACCAAACGGCCATGAACCCCAAAAATACGGTTTTTGATGCAAAGCGTCTTATTGGAAGAAAGTTTTCGGATCAACAGGTCCAAGACGATATGAAAGATTGGTCGTATAAGGTTATCCCCGGTGCTGCAGATAAACCTATGATTGAAGTTGATTTTAACGGTGAAACGAAACAGTTTGCAGCTGAAGAGATTTCATCGATGGTTCTTACCAAAATGAAAGATATCGCGGAATCGTATCTCGGTAAGAAAGTAACGGATGCGGTTGTAACGGTCCCTGCCTACTTTAACGATTCGCAACGACAAGCGACGAAAGATGCGGCAACTATCGCTGGTTTGAACTGTCTTCGTATTATTAATGAACCGACGGCGGCGGCGATCGCATACGGTCTCGATAAGAACAAAGATGACGATACGAACGTACTCATTTTTGATCTCGGTGGTGGTACGTTTGATGTTTCGTTGTTAAACATTGAAGGAGGTATCTTTGAAGTCAAAGCGACCGCGGGGGATACACACTTGGGCGGTGAAGATTTCGATTCGAGACTCCTTCGACACTTCTCTGAAGAGTTTAAACGTAAACATAAGAAAGATATTTCCGGTAACCCACGTGCCCTCCGCCGTTTACGAACGGCGTGTGAGCGCGCAAAGCGAACGTTATCTTCGACGGCGCAAACAACCATTGAAATTGATTCGTTATACGACGGCGTTGATTTCTATACATCCATTACCCGTGCGCGTTTCGAGGAACTGTGTATGGACTTGTTCCGTAAATGTATGGAACCTGTCGAAAAAACACTTCGAGACTCAAAGATCGATAAATCGAAAGTGAATGAAATCGTTTTGGTTGGTGGATCGACACGAATCCCGAAAATTCAACAAATGTTATCAGACTATTTTAACGGTAAGGAACTGAATAAAACGATTAACCCCGATGAGGCGGTCGCGTACGGTGCAACGGTTCAAGCGGCTATCTTAACGGGCGAAGGAAACGATTCTGTTCAAGACCTGTTACTTTTGGACGTAACGCCTTTGTCTCTTGGACTCGAAACTATGGGAGGTATCATGACCCCGATTATTCCGAGAAACACGACGATCCCGACGAAAAAAGAACAAGTCTTTTCTACGGCACAAGATAATCAACCCGCAGTTACGATCCAAGTTTATGAAGGTGAACGTAAGAAAGCGTCTGATAATAGTTTACTCGGTACGTTTGATCTAAAGGGTATTCCACCAGCACCTAGAGGAACACCCCAAATTAATGTAAGGTTCGATGTTGATGCGAACGGTATTTTGAATGTAAGTGCTGAAGATAAGGCTTCGGGTAAATCCGAAAAGATTACGATTACGAACGATAAGGGGAGATTGTCTAAAGAAGACATTGAAAAGATGGTCCAAGATGCGGAAAAGTACAAAGAAGAGGACGAAAAGTATGCGAAGAAGGTCGAGGCGAAGAATGGGCTCGAGAACTATTGTTATCAAATGAAAGGAACGGTTGAAAAGATTGAAGGTGAAGATAAGGAAACGGTTGAAACAAAAGTTTCTGAAATTCTCGAATGGTTGGATGCGAACCAATCTGCCGAAGCGGAGGAGTTTGAGGCTAAACAAAAGGAACTTATGGATGTATGTGCACCAATCATTGCGAAGATGTACGCAAACGAAAAGAAAGAGGAGGGAGGTGAACCGGAACCTGCCTCAGCCTCCGGACCGACTATAGAAGAGGTGGATTAGAACCTAAGTAGTATAAAGAATATATCACATTCAAGAGTAACACAATGAACTACATTGCATGGGATACGGAGACCACTGGTCTCCCAATGAGTTACAAAAAGGCAACACCTGACAATGTTCATTTATTTGATAAATGTCGCATGCTCACGTTAGCTTTTGTAAAGTATTCGTCTAAAGGGCGTGAATTAGCATCGTACCACGGTATTGTGTATCCAGATACATTCGACGTTCCACCTGAATCTACAAAAGTTCACGGTATTACACACGAGGATGCTTTACACAAGGGTCAACCATTCGGGTACGTCTATGCCGCATTTAAAGAGGCTGTTTCGAACACGTCTATATTGGTCGCACACAACAGTACATTTGATGAAAACTGTTTCTTTTCGGAGTGTTATCGAAGGGGGTTCGATACGGAACCATTTAAACATGTTCAGTTTGTGGATACACTCAAAATGGCGCGAAATGTTTTACCGGGATTATACAATCATAAACTATTAACGGTATATAAACACTATTTTGGTAGAGAGTTTGATGCTCACGACGCTTTGAACGATTCGCGAGCATGTGGATCTATATACCCCCTTTTACGCGATAATGAGTTTAAAATGAAAGATGTTGGACTTGAAAAAGTAACACTCAAAGCGAGTGACGTTGCATCTATTATTGGTATGAATCCATATAAGAAACCAAAAGAAGTTCTCGATAATTTATGGGCAAATTATGCACCTGAAACGTTTGAAGGAAAAACCAAGGAACAAGAAGCATTGGAGACAATTGAAAAATGTAGTGCATCAAAAGTATTGTTCGAAGATGCCAACATGTATAAATCAATGAACAGTTCTGATATTGAAAGAAAGTTTAATGCTGTATCAAATCAATTACACATGAAATCCAATCTTTCTAAATCGGATATAAAACTTGTTGAAGACCATCTTCGCAAAACGTTGTTTACAAACCACGGTACAAGACATGAGGATACAACTGCATCGAATTACGAAGATTTTAAAAAAGATGACACTTTTTATAAATATGACGTATGTTCTATAGAAGGAACGACGTATCAACTATGTGGGTGTATAGATCGTATTAAGGACGATAAAACGATTATTGAAATTAAGAATAGGACACGGGGTTTATTTAATCATGTTCGTACTTACGAAGAAATTCAGTGTCAAGTCTATATGGAAATGTTAAATTTGGACAAATGTGAACTTATTGAACAGTATAACGATAAACGTAAAACGTATCTGATTTATAGAGACCAAATGAAATGGAAATCCGAGATTTTACCAGCACTCAAAAATTTTTGTGCATACTTCCATTCAGAAATATCTAAGTAGAATGTAATTAATATGAAACGTACAAAATCTGCACTCGCACTTTTATCACTTACATCACTCGCTGGCGCCGGTGTTGGTATGGGTTCGTGGTTGGCCATGACACTCGATCTCGCAGAGCATAAAACAAAAATATCTGATAATACTAAATGAATAACGTACGTGTTCATGAAACGTGTTATAAACGAGAACCATCTACTATTACCATGAATCTTAAAAATAAAACACTCAGGGAAATGTTAATTGAAGATTATAATTTAGTACGTCTTAAGGGTAATGTATACATACCAAAAACACAACGAAAAGATAAGATCATGGCCGTAAAGTTCTTTAATAAGAACAAACGCCTTGCTAATATTCAACAGGAGGCAAATAAATTCAAGCACAGTCAGAGTGTTATTAATACAAATTCGAAGGGTCGCGCAATCGTTTATAAAAATCGAAAGTAATAGTATGTTGAGAATACCACTCGCGTCCCCCGTTTTTCCCAGACAGTCCATAAAGACTAAAGCTTCCAATAAGTCGATTGATACTACAATTGAACGAATACGTTCACACTGTATGTATGCAGAAGGTAGAGAACAAAAGGCGTATTATAAAATCTTAGAAAAACTCGAAAAAGAACGCCGAGATACCACGGAAACTTCAGATAAAGAAAAACGGGGTGAATAGTATATAATGTTTACTATATCAAGACCACGATTAATAGTTAAGTGTAGTGAGAATGAAAAAAAGAAGAAGGAAACTAAAAAGAACCTTTTTAACATGAAAGATTTTTTAACTAAAATATTTGCCCCAGACGGTGAAATTGATTATGAACACTTTAATAAGAATTCTAAATATGCAATTCGTATTAAGAAAAAAGAGGATAAATAAACAATATTTCTATTGAAAACCAAATCAATAAAAATATCATAGAATAGTAGAAACATGGCGCCATCACCCATGAACATCAATAATAAAAATAATAAAAATGAAGCGGTACCCATGAATATTAATAATAAAAATAATAAAAATGAAGCGGTACCCATGAATATTAATAAACCACGACCACCTTTACCCAGAAAACAGATAAACTCGACGCGAACAAAGCCTGATAAAGAATCTGCATTTCGTATAGATGTTAAAATACCCGAAAAAACTATAAACCAACTCAGACGTGTTATGTTACTGAGTGATAGAGAAAGAGCTGAGTATATGGGTGTAATTAATATGAGTCGTTCGGTAAATGGATATATAATTTTTGATCCTCCTTCTCGTCAAACAACTGGTAATCGTATGACCATTGGTGGTAATTATAGTAACATTGACGATGCGTATCTATCGTATCATAGTCACCCAGGTCTTGAGGGATACTTTACACTTCCAAGTGAAATGGATATGATAAGGTATATGGAATATTATCCTCGTATGCAAGTTAATATAATTTTGGATCGTCACGGGTACTATGTTATTGACTTTATTGAAACGCGTAAGAGTGATCGTCCAAATAAGAAATATGTTCTAGACGAGTTCAAAAAAACCATAAACAAACGTGTGTTTACCAATATTGAATATGCATACGAAGGTGCTGCATTATATAAATCAACTATAAAGAATTGGAAAAATATTATAAAAAAAGAGTTTAGTAATACGAAAGGTATTTCGATAAAGTATTATGGGTATAACGAAAAAGCCTTAATAACTTTAGTGAATAAGGAACTGTTCCCAATATACAATACTACCAGACGTTAAAAAAAATATTTAGTTATTATAAAAAAATATGATGACACCAAACAATTGGATGCTTGTTTTTGCAGCAGTGATATCTTTACTCATTTTAATGAAAGTTACAGAAAAGAACCCATCTAAAAAATCATGTGGTTGTGGGAAATAAACATTTTTACATACGAATGATCACCGTGAATAAAAATGAGATTTATTTATTTTTTTAAAAATAACTTTTTTAATTTATCCTTTTTAGAAATCTTTTCACGAACTTCTTTTATAAACGCGCTAAAGTCCATGATTTTTCGTAACGATTTTCTTTCTAAAACACCCCCGGTACACAATTCTTGCCATTCGTGAAGTGATATTTTAGATTTTTTCAATTCGTCTATTGTTTTTTCGCGTTTTTCAAGAATTCTATCGTTAAGTTTATCGTCCGCTGCACGCATGAGATAAAACGTCATAGCTGTTATGTCATCTTCAGTAAACCCGTCACTACTTTCACTCGTATTATCAGAATCTAATATGTATGTTTTTGAGAAACATTCTCTTACAAGATTTTTCAATTCTTCGAAATCTAAATCACCTCTTCCATCTTGGTCCGCTTCTTTAAAACTTTTGGATGCAACACACGCCTGTGCCGCGTATTTAGCAGCTTCCTTTGCAACATCATATTCTTCTTGTATAACACTCTTATAAATATTGGATATGTCGCCCATAAGAAATTTCGCTACAAAACTTACTATGGATGAAGCTACACCAAGCATGACGAGACCGGATGTTAATTGAATTAAAATAAATACATAATCTATTTTACCAACTAAACCACTTTGTTGTATATCAAATAAAACACCGTATCTATACATGTTTGTATAAATACCATTTGAGTTTCCGGATACTAAATCGATTGGGTTGTTTATATCGTAAGATGTGGATTCAGGTGCTTGTTTATATGATATCTCATCACCTTTTGAAAACCAACCAAGGCGAGGAACAACGTTTATAACGGCGTAAACATCTTTGTTTCCTATATTTGCGTGTATATCTTTATCGAGAAAGTAATTATGGTATTTTACTTTAATATTCAAACGTAAACCGCTTGTTCTTACATATGGATATGTATCCGTGTCGTTACCAGCACCGTTAAATCCCTGTATTTCTTTAGTGAATTTATCACCCTGGTCATCGAGACGTTTGTCTAAATTTATACCCGCTAAGTCTAACCATTCAGACATTTTTAATCGTATGGATTGTCCTTCGTTGAAAGTGTAAATATTTTCATCCGAACCTTCTTTTCGTATATACGTTATGGGTTTAGAACCTGTATCAATTGATGAATCAAAGTAATGGTTGAATGCGAATATACTATCTTCTATACCAGTTGCCAAAAAATTAGATGTTGTTGAGTGTTCGCATGCATTTGAAGATATTGTGTTATCTTCGAGACCGTACGATTCTGATAAACACCCCGTTGGTGGTTTTGGGTACCGGTGTTTTATAGTTTGTGATATGTGCGTAGTAAAAAATATAACATTTCCAGTTGGTAATTTTGATATTAATTCCGAACCTGTATATTCCGCACATATTGGAACTTTATAATACCAATCGGCTGAATAATTAAATGCGTATGGGCTGAGGTTATTGCAAAACGAGGGTCTTTCTGTAATAGAACTTCCAAGACCCCACGCACTCGCTACCCCTGTTGGTACTTCTGTAACGATATACGTTTTACCTGTGAATAATGAATAGAGTACCCATATAACTACGAGTGTGCTCAGAGATATATTCATACACGCAAGTCTCCAATCACGTAAAACAGTAACCTTCTCGGTTGTGTATTTTAAATTCATAACGTTTCCCCTTATCCATTTCCAGAATGAATTCATTATAATGTAATATAATCACCGAAAAAAAACTATTTTGTAATATTAGAATTATGTCTAGTTCAGCTGCTATCGCAAAATTGGTAGCAATCGGTGCACAGGATAGTCATATCACGGGTAACCCAGAAGTTAGTTTTTTTAAATCGACATACAAAAGACATACAAATTTTTCTATATTTCAACAACAACAGAAAATTGAAGGTAATCCCGAGGCCGGTGGAACTTCAACTGTCACAATTAATAGATCAGGAGATATGTTAAATTATTGTTTTTTGACAGTGGAACAAAACTCAACATCACAACTTATCGCTGACTGGAGTAATGTTATAGAAGAAGCGGAACTTTACATTGGATATCAGAAGGTTGATACACAAACTTCCGAATTTACAGATGGACTGGCAATTGACTTGTTGGCTACCAACTTTTCAAAGTCGTACCAAGCCTCGCTTCATGGTGGACTTGGTTCGGAATCATATTTTTATCCTTTTAGATTCTTCTACTGTGAAAACTGGCAACATAGTATTCCATTAATTGCCATGACTTATAGCGATGTGAGAATAAAAATAAAATGGAGTTCTAATCTTAATGCAAATTACAAACCGAAGTTTTTTGCGACTTATGTAGCTCTTGATTCAGATGAAAGAGAGGCTTTGGCTGATCCGAGTGAAAAGAACATACTGATATACCAAGTTCAAAAAAATAATCCTTCAGGTGATATGGTCCAAGAATTAGCGTTTAGTCATCCTATAAAATTCATCGCATCTAGTAATGCTTATGGAGATAACAACCTCGTTTCGGTGACAAATGATGTAAGTCTTGAAGTAAATGGTGTAGATATGACGGAAAAACAAACTGCTATACCATTTTTTACAGCTGTACCTTCATACTATCATACAGACTATTCATCATCGAACGCTGAAAATATGTTTGTCTACTCATTTTGTTTAAATACATGTAGATATCAACCTACGGGTACACTAAATTTCAGTAGAATAGATAGCTTTAGAATACATTGCACAGCCAATATAAACCGTCCAATCTACGCGGTAAACTATAATGTTTTGAAAATATCAAATGGTATGTGTGGTCTTATGTACGCAAATTAGGACACACTTTAAGGTGTTCAGTCATCATCTTTTTTATATATTCCACACCACAATGTGTGCAAGGAATCCACTCGGATTTACTACATTCCCTGCATGCATTATCGGAACAAAACTTTGCTTGTATTTTTTCGGTCAGAGAATTCATTCTATTTAGTTTTTAACTAGAAAATGTTCTGTCGCGTCGTACGAAACATCGTTTCTGAAACGTTCTTCCGGGAATGGGACAGTCGGACCACCAGCTAAAAGACCTGTGAAGTAATACACTTTCGTCGCTTGAGCCGACTTATGTACTTCTGTAGTATCATCTCCACCTAAACTTCTTTTCATAAAAGACGTTGTGACGAAACCCGAAGGAAATCCACTTCCGGTGAATTCAAGAGGTCCGTCACGTGGTACCTGTGGGTATCTGGCACGAGTATCGAATAAGAATAAATAATCGGGTGTATCATCTCCAGCTGATATTGTTATTGTGTGTGGGCCATACGTTACATTTGAAGTGTAAATATTTGCCATGGCAGCTTCGAGACCGGTTCCACTGCCACCTGCTGACCTTTCAATATGATACACAGATGATGTAGATAAACGCATATATTTTCCATACAAACTCGCATCTGATATATCTATAGAATATGTAGTACCTCTTGCGAGTGAAGCGCGTACACTATAATTTGGAGAGGTATATGTTCCCTGTGTAAGAATGAGGCTCCCATCAAGTCTGTAATATCCAGAGAACACATCTAAATTCAATGAAGTAGGTGTTACGACAGTGGTATCGTCAGCCGTTGCACCAGGCAACCTGAATGGATTTCCAACCTTGTACGTAGTCAGCCATGTATCGGGATTCTTAATCATATTGAGAACTTCTGTGTTGGTTGGGAGAGCCACACCCGCTCTAAGAGTTGTTACGGTAACGTGTGATATTCTTCCATTCCAATATCTATCGGCATAAGGTGTCTTTGCAACTTCAAAGTTTGCCGCCGGCATGCGACTTACGATACCCCTTACAACTACATTACTAGAAGGAACTTGCGTCAATGTATCGGTCTTGTAATCGTATGTAAACATACGGAATCCTTGTGCACCATCGTAATCAACGTAGAATCCCGTGTAATAGTGATTATAGGCTACATTACCTGTTGTAATTTCAACGTTATTATTAGGGGTTCCATATTTGAATTTTGCATAAAAGGCACCAGAATCCTTATTTTCATGTGTAGAGAGAGTGATGTTTCCATAAAAACCACCTTGTGCATTCAAAAGCACTATGCCAGAATCTTGATCCCATGCAGCTTGTCTTCTTCCACAAATGACCGTGGTAGATAGTGCCCATGGTTCACCATCAGACACTGTATGACCACTCATAGGTGTTGTAATGCTGGTAGATTCCTTATAAAGAGGGAAATTTGTCACGGTAGATGTATTTGCTGTATAATAGCCAGTACTAGAACCCTGCCATTTCATAGCCGCATCAACTTTAGAATCTGTAAAGATCGTGTACTCGGGTGTAAATGATAGACTTTGTGGGTCACGATTGTTATAAACACCATCCGAATCGTGATCTCTTCCTTCTCTATACAAGATACTATCTACCGTAATCTTACCGTGATTCGTGCCATCGGTGTAAAAGACGCTGTTGTATAGCCACTGTTCCGCTTTAGAATTGGTCGGTGCTATCGTAATAGTACCAGAGGTTACCCCTGTCGTGAGAGGATCCCATTCCATATTACCAGTGGATGTGTTTGAATACACATTTATGGTAGCTCCATCCGTTAAAATGTTAAGTACGACCACATCTTCGGGTTCTATTTTCAATTCTGGGTTTGTTCCCGAGAGGGAAGAGTTGGTATACACGTTGGTGTACACGTCCGTATTCGCCGTGAGTGTAAGACCCGTACCTACATCAAACGCCCATGTTTTTGGAACTGTTGGTGGAGTAGATGTTTCAACATTACTCATATTGATGGGCAAACCAATATCCTTTAACATCCCAGTTGTCAAACCAGTTATGTAATCACCACCTGTTGGGGTAACAACTTCATCCCATATTCCTATGTACGTCTTTCCGTTGATTGTGCGTTCAATTGCACGTCCTCCATTTGTGGCATCATCCCAATGTGACAAGTCTCCAACTTTAAATGGTACTCCTTCAACATCCGAACTGATGGCGCTTCCGAAATGTGTTTTGTACCACGTGAGTGCATTCGAACCAGTCCAAAGATAGTTTTCACTACCTTCGGTACCTGGGTCTGTAGGGTGTCTGATTGCGAGTCCGGTGTTACCGTTAAAGTTTCTACCTATGATGGATGTGGTTGAACCAACACCTATACCATGTAGACCCTCGTGTACTGTCGTCATTTCTGTATAGTTTTTGTCTACACCAGCTTTATCGTAAACGCTGTCATTACCGGATACAGTTACGCGACCAGCCATTTTCCAGGTAATTGTAGCACTTTCGGTCCATCCATTATACTCAAATCCACCTGGAACTACGCTATAATCACTTGCGGTTGGTCCACCAGTAGCGGCAGAACTTAACGACAAGTTATTCGCCATTGTCACAGTGGTATCAAAATGTAACTCGGCAGCTTCCGCTGCAGGTCGTCTTCCAGTGAATATGTTTTCCACGCGCGCAAATGCGTTATCTATGTTGTCCCTATCAATCTTAGCTGGAAATATCTGATCAGGATCTAACCAACGAATCTTGTACCTTGTAGGTAATGCTCTATTCGTTGGATATGCGATAGTTAATGTACCCCTATTTAATTCTTTGCCGTTTTCAGGGCAAAAGAAATACATTGTGTCTGGGCACGTCTCTGGGACTGTCCATGTAGTGTAATATGAAAATTGTGGTCCATATTGAACACCAATTTCCCACGGCACGGCGTCGGTAGCCGGTGAAGTTGTTTGCGTTGTAAATTTGACACCTGCACTAGTCCACCCACTTTGACCACCGTAATCAAATTTGTATGTTTTACCTCTGTATATAGTTGATATATTTAAGAAAGGTGAAGTATCATTGAGTGTTAATACAATTGGATTATTTGGGGTTCCATCTGTACCAGACCCACCTCCACCATCGACAGCCTCAACCACAACATAACGCTTAATAACACGAGAAAATCCGTGTATATCAGTTGCCGTATATCTTACATGGTAAACACCTGGTTTAGATGGATTTAAATTTGAATCATCAACAGTAATACTTCCAACTGCTTCTGATGAAGATGCTCCCAAATCTGAATATAAAGTATCTTGGTTCATAGAAACATTCGAACTTCCTGATAAATCTATCTTTGGACCTGCGTAGTTGCGTTCCAAATACACTTCTGGAACTGAAAAGAGTCTTGAAATGATATTCGTAATACTATCAACTTTTCTCTGATTACCTGATTCCCTAAGCTCATCAACAACTTCCTGAGCTGTTTTTGATCTAGGTTTGTATCTATAAATAGGCTTCCTGGTAATCACAGAAATCAATCCATTATAGGAATAATTATTTCTTCCCATTCCTATAATAGACATACATTTTACTTATGGGACAATTTAAAATAACCCAACATCTATAAACTTATGTACACTCGCATAACTTTATTGACTTTTCCCTAGTACATTTTCTATACTCGTGTAATTATGGCATGACTTTATGTAATGTATGACTTTGCCTAG